CATACGACCAAGCTGCTGTATCTGGTACAGCAACATTCGTTGGTGACGAGCATGCCGCATTGGCAGTTCAAATCAACCGTGCTGCTAACTTGATCGCTCAGCGTACACGTCGTGGTGCAGGTAATTGGGCAGTTGTTTCCCCAACTACATTGACACTGCTACAATCTGCTACTACTAGCGCATTTGCTCGTACAACAGAAGGTACATTCGAAGCACCTACAAACACCAAGTTTGTTGGTACATTGAATAGCGCAATGAAAGTTTATGTTAACACATATGCAGAGAACGACAACGTTCTAGTTGGTTACAAAGGTGGTTCTGAGTCTGACGCAGCAGCATTCTATTGCCCATACATTCCATTGATGAGCAGTGGTGTTGTTCTTGACCCAGCAACTTTCGAACCAGTCGTGTCATTCATGACACGTTATGGTTATGTTGAGTTGACAAACACAGCTTCTTCTCTAGGTAACGCAGCTGACTACCTAGCGACTGTTGCTGTAACATCCGCTAACCTACGTTTTGCTTAATCTGTAACACGTATAACGCAAGTTCAAAAAGGCTCTCCGGAGCCTTTTTGTTTGGCTTAAATATCAGGATGAAAGTAGAATCAGACCAAGACTTCAAGCAACTATGTGAGCAGTTTACGGCATGGCGTCATCGCTTTCCTATGTTTACACATGATGTTGAGCAGATAGAAAAAATAATTAATTCTCACATACAGACCCACAGCAAAATTATGGTTATGTATAGACAGACCAAAAATCGCGGATATTTAGAAAAAGCACAACGAGAACTCGACACTATCAATTCTGTTCTGGCCACTGTAGAAAAAATGGAACTGATGAGTCTACTGAGCCGCGGATAAATAAAGTATCTAGAATTTATTATGCGGTACCCGCCGCGTAGACCTAGAACGTCAAACACAAGGAGAAACAAATGGGACGTCCACTAAACAAGAAATTTTTTGGTTTATTAACTGATGGTACTAACATCACAGTAAACTGTCAAGTAGGAGCAAATGCAGAATCTGCAGTAGGTTATATCTTACGCCAACGCTCATCGAAGAGATTTTTAGTCAACGATGCCAAAGACGGTACAGCAGTATTACCAGGCGGCGCAGGCACAGGCAATGTAGGAGTTTGCCAATTAGTAAACAAACTAGACGGCGCATTAGGTGCAAATGAGATGAGCATCATGGGTGAATTCAACGGACAAGGTATACTAATAGCCAAGTTAACTAACAAGATCGCTGTAGGTTTTAATGGCATAAGATACAAATGGACAGTAACCAACGACTCTACAACCAGCATACTTGCTCTAACACTACCATAATCTAGGAACTAGCAATGGGACAGTTTCTCAGGGTCAATGGTGACTACAATATTCGAGCAGGCGACGGTGCCAAGATAACACTTGACACTGGTCCTGCTGCTTCTGGTGGTTCAGTAAGAGTCACTGGAGATCTCGTAGTTGAAGGTCAAACCTTAAATGTGGCTGCTGCGAATCTCAATATTACAGACAATATTATAAAAATCAATGATGGCGAAACTGGAGCTGGAATTACACTAGTTTATTCTGGGCTAGAAGTCGAGAGAGGCTCGTTATCAAATGCCAGTCTATTATATGACGAAACAGCTGATACTTGGTTGATAGCAAACGATTCTGCCCCAGGCCCATTTAACTACGATGAAAGCAATCTGCGACTGCGCAGGATCTATACTAATCCTACCACAGACGACGGTGATCTTACACTGATAGGCACAGGTTCGGGAGTAGTCAAGGTATTTGGTACCACTGCTTATGAATTGCAGGTTACTCACGACGATGACTTGCCAAACAAAAAATATGTAGATGACTCAATTCTTAATAATCCAACATTTCAAATTGTAGCACCTCAAGGTCAAGATACTCGTGTTATAATCGCAGACAAAGAGATCACTCCTGACATATCCACTACAGCAGGATCTTTAGCATATTTTACTGCTCAAACTGGATTTCCTAATATCGGAGAAAGCAGCGTGTCTGTGATAGTTGACAATGCTCTGGTAGGACAATTTTTCAACAACCGGTTAGAAATCTCTGATCTTGAAATAGGTGGCGGGATAGATAGCAACGAAATTACCACAAAGAATGGTATAACAAACCTTAACATTTTTGTAAGAACACAGGGCACAGGTAAGTTACAGACCAATTATGCAATACAGTTAGAAAAAATTGGAGTAACTCCGGCCTATGTTTCAAATAATATTCTCGTTTACGGCGACACTCCTGGTGTAGGTACATCAGGCGTATGGTTTGTTAACGACTCAGCAGAAGCGGCAAAACAAAACGGAGAATTAATAAGCAAAAACAAAGCACTTGTTTTTAGTATGATATTTTAAGAGACAACTATGATTAAAAGTACATTGGTTACAGCAACATCGATATCAGTACCTGGTCTTGTGTATACAAGCTCTACAACCGGAGCCCCAATCGGCGTCGGAGTTACCGGACAAGTAAGTGCAATTACTACAATTGCATTATGTAACATAGGAGCACCAAGTGCTGCCGACGAAACAACAAATGCGGTTAATGTAAACATCTATCTTGCCAAAGCTGGGGTTGGATATAAAAATTATCCAGCGGACGGAACTACTAATTTAATTGTAAGCAATTTAACTGTACCAGCTGGGGAAACTGTATTTTTTAACGACGAAAGAATTATTTTAGATAGTGGAGACGAAATTTATGTGGGAACAAATGCCGCTAATTTATTAGCTGTTACAGTGAGTTCATTACCAGTATGAAATTCTTAAAATCAAAAAATATTTCTAAATGGAGCACTACCGATCGTACCATGATTGTTTACCCGGCCGGAAACGGTCCAGGCAATCGAGTAGTGTTTAATGCCAAAGGCGGAATGATGCTGCCCAAAGGAACTACAGCACAACGCCCACAATTAAGCAGTGTTCGTCAGCCCACAGATGCCAACGGAACTATTCGTTATAATACATCACTATCATCTATTGAAGCATATGTAGGTGGCAATTGGGTAATAGTAGCTAGTCCTGTGGCCTCTGCAATTGTTAAACAAACCCTAGGACCGGGTAATGGAACAGAGACAGTATTTGGACCGTTGAATTCTACAGCAGCATTTGTAACAGCATATTCAGCCAGCGATGATAATATTATTGTGTTAATTGAAAACGTATTTCAAATAGGCGGTGGACCAACACACACCGGCGGAAATTTTAATGTGTTACAAAGTGTTAGTGGAAGTTTGGCAGGTCCAAATGCACCATATGCAGACGGTTGGTATATCAAATTTGCATCAGCTGTACCGGCATCAGGAGGAGGCGGTAATCCAGTTTACGTAACTGTTTACTACGGATACGCTAATTAATCATGAGTCAATTGGGGCGCATTGGTGGACAGGTACTCACAGACAACCTGTTACGTGCGGGCGTTGATCTTGCGTTCGAAACTGATCTACTTTATCTAGACGTTACCAATAACAGAATTGGCATCAAAGATGCTACGCCCATCTATGATCTAGATGTAAATTCCAACATACGCACCAACAACCTCACAGTGACCACCCAGGCTGCATTGGGCAATCTGCGTATAAATGCTCCTAATACTGTTACTACTAGTGTAGGTGGTATTGATGTTTACATCAATGGTGGCGGAGACCTATTCCATGATCGACTCGCTACCAACAATTTGATCATCGATGGTAATCAAATATCCAGCATATCAAACTCTAATATTGTTCTAGATCCCAACGGCTCAGGCACAGTAGAACTATTAGCTAACACAGACATCGTTGGTGATCTAGCAGTTTCAGGCAACATCACTTTGCCAGGTAATTTGACCAGTCTGGGCACAATAATAATTGGTGACAGTCCTATAGATACAGTAACCATATCACCAGATTTTTCACAAAGCATTATTCCAGGTGATGATGTTACCTATGCCTTGGGCGCAGATGCAGGTGATTCTAGTCCACGCCGTTGGACAGAAATACATGCTCCACAATGGCAAGGAATTTCTACAGGAGCATGGCCTGGAAGTGGTCTTGTGTCTCCTTTCATCACAGTCAGCAGCCAAATGACTCTAGATGGTATTACTAATAAAATATCTGCTATACAATCAAATGAAGACATATTTCTAAATCCCCATACTGGCATCACGGATATTGAAAACACCAAGTGGCAGATTAATACCATTACAAATCTTGGAAACACCACACTTACTTTAGCAAGCACTGGAACTGGTTATTATCTATTTGCAGGTACCAATGGTATGGTAGTTCCAAGCGGCTCAGATGGTGAACGTCGAGTGTCACCTGATGTAGGTGAAACCCGTTGGAATACTGATGAGAACTATCTCGAATGTTACGATGGCTCAGTGTGGGCAGTAAGCACTGGTGGCGGAATTTCTGTTACTGTTGAACTAGCCGAAGATCTTGGCCATGCATACACCCTAATGCTGGGGTAATTTCCAAAATGGATAAATACTTTTAATTGCAGTAGTTGACCAAATTACTGCAGGATCCGACTGTGGTAAACCCGCAAAGAGCTGAATAGGCTGCAAATGAGGTTAACGGTGAAACACCGGGTTATTTTGGAGAGCTAATGGCTATTGGTCGTATTTCCGGTCAGCTCTTGAAATCCAACTTGCTTCGTGCAGGCGAGAATTTGGCTTTCGAGACAGACTTACTCTATTTGGATGTTGTTAACTCTCGAATCGGGATAAAGACAGCAGCCCCTAGCACAGACCTAGATGTCAACGGTCACACACGTTCAACCAACCTCACAGTAGATACACAACTAAATGTAGGCGACCTGCACTTTACTGGCAATACCATAACCAGTGATTCCAACACCATAAACTTCGCAGCAGCCGCAGGCGAGGCCACAGTATATCATTCAAGACTGCAGATAGATGATCTGCAACTGCAGGGAAATATCATATCAACCACGGTGAGCAACAGTAAGATAGAACTAGCTCCCAACGGCTCAGGTACAGTTAATATCATAGCCAATACCAACATCACAGGTAATCTAGCGGTCACAGGTAACATCAACGCCACAGGCAATGTGGTCATTGGCGGTAACATACAGATTGGTGATGCACTAACTGATCAAATAGTAATCAATGCCAGCATAAAAAGTGATCTAGTACCAGAAACTGATAACACCTATGATCTAGGCTCCGCCATATATCGTTGGAGAGCCATTTACTCTGTAAATCTGTTCACAGATACTATTTCTGTGCCTGCATTAGATGTAGGTAATTTGATGTTTCGTGACAACGAAATAACCACAACCACAGGTCAAGATCTTTATATTGATGGTAACGGTGTTGGTGGCGTAAGACTTGGAAATTTTAGAATAATAGATAACACAATCACTAATTTAATTTCTAACGCTGTTTCACAAATCGCACAGAGCGGAACAGGTTATTTAACAATTCAAGGAACTAATGGATTTGTACCTCCAGTAGGCGACAACTCTACTAGACCAGGGTATGCTGTGTTAGGAATGACACGATTTAACACAGACTCTGCAGCACTAGAAGTTTGGGATGGAATTGCTTGGGCATCACCTGCAGGAGCCGGCGGAGCAGTGAGTATTTCACAGGCCAACGACATTGCAGCACAACTGGCTCTTACACTAGGATAAACATATGCCAACCTTATTTAGACATGCAGTAAATACAGGAATAGGAACTACTCCCGAAGATATTTTACAGATTCCGTTGGGTGTTAGAGCCACAGTCATCGGCATGAATGTGGCCAACATCACAGACTACGATACCGCAGTAGTAGATATATTTGTTATAGATGAAAATTCCACTCAGGCTTATTATGTTCGAGGATTAACCATAGCACCAAATTCGTCTGCAAAAGTTATCACACAAGGTGAAAAACTCATATTGCCAGAAACTGCTGGATTACGAATAGTCAGCGATACTGCGGACAGTATTGACGTTACAGTTAGTTATGTTGAGATATCATAAGGAATAATTATGCCAAGTACATATTATCTAGGAACAAGTCCGGACGAATCACTAGGCGATAGTCCTCGATACTGGTATGCTCTGCGCAGAAATTCCGACGGGGAATTATTCCTGCTACGCAGCGACCAACTCAAAGACAAAGATTCAATCGAATTAAATCTGCCAGGAGATCCTGAAGAAAATTTTGAAGACTTCGAACCAGGCGTAGATTTTCTCGACGGAATTGAAGCAGATCATGAAATAGCATTTGAGAACCTTGTATGGGTTCAGCAAAGATGGGACAATAGAAACTTGCTTTATTACATAGATAGTGAAGGTAGGCTAACCCAACGTATCAATCAAGGTTATATCTACCCCACTGGACATTCAAGTTAAAACGGAATAAATTATGGCAGAATTTAAGATCAGTAGAATTAGATATACATGGCGCAATGCGTGGGGAAACGGCACGGCATATAATCGTGATGATGTAATTAGATATGGCGGCAGCACATGGATTTGCCAAAGACAACACACCGCTTCGACCTTTGCTGCCGATCAAGCGTTTCTTGTAGGAGTAGATCCAAGGCCAGCCTGGCTCAAGATGACAGACGGGTATGCCTGGAGAGGCATCTGGACAGCGTCTACACTATATAATCCTGGAGACCTTTCACTATACGGCGGAATTATCTATCTATGTGCGACTAGCCATACATCTGTAGGAATATTTGATGATAACCTAGCAAATTGGGCTGTTTATCTATCTGCAGCTAATTGGAGAACTGCTTGGCAACCTAATACCCTCTATGGTCCAGGCGACGTGGTCAAGTATAATGGTAGAGTGTATCGTTGTAGGTATGAACACGTCAGCGAGAGTGTCTTAATCGGATTAGAAGCAGACGACAGTTCGACGGGCAATTGGCAAATAGTTCATGAAGGCATAGAATATGTCGGAACCTGGGTAAACGGAACCAGATATAGAGAAAATGATCTTGTCAAATATGGTGGCAGCATTTTACGCTGTATTGTAGGACACGAAGCTCAAAGCGTCATTACGAATGCAAATTTTACAACTGAATTTTCAGGATTCAATTACGCCAGCAGTTGGGCAGGCAATGATTATTATGCCATCGGCGACATTGTACGACATGGCGGATATCTTTACTATGCAACGGTCAACAACTTCAATGAGAATCCAGATGGCAGCACTCAGTGGACTGTAATTAGCAAGGGAAGCAGATTTCAAGGCACATGGAGTGCTGCTCAAGATTATAAAACCGGAGATGTGGTACGTCGCGGAGGCAATACCTATGTCGCTATAGCTGACACTGCCAATGACGGAAGCAGCTTAGACTATCTAGATTCAAGTAATTGGGAACTATTGACTTCAGCACAGAATGTTAGAGGACCATGGACTCAGACAACTTCTTATAGTATAAATGATGTCATTGTATATCTAGGCAGTGCTTATAAATGTACCGTTGAACACATCGCTTCTGGAGAAAATTTTCCAGGAGATAACGGTAGCGGATTTAATTATTGGGATTTGTTATTACTGGCAGGATCAGAAGTAGGGTTAAGCAGTATCGGAGATTTACTCACATTTGATCTTGTTAACAGCAATAAAGGTGATACCAGTACATTTGGAGTTACCGCAAAGAGTATCGGTGATGCTAATAAATTATTAACAGCAAGCTCAACTGGATCTTTGTCGTATGAATCTTCAGGCAGTCTTAACAGAACTGTTTTTGTTTCAATACATGGCATAGATACCATAGAAGATCCGCTTCAAGGATACAGTATAGATACTCCGTGGCGCACAATCAGATATGCCTGCGAACAGGTAAACGACGGATATTCCGGAACTACCACAGTCGAGGTCACGGCAGGTCAGTTCGATGAAATTGGTCCTATTATTGTGCCAGCAAGCACGGTTGTGTTAGGTGCAGAATTACGTACCACCAGAATAAATGCATCACCATCCGTATTACCAACTCAAGATGCAGTCTATCATATTGAACTATTGGCTAGAATACGCAGTATGATAGGTGACCTAATATCTGGAAATCCCGTGACTCCTTCGAAGAGCGGAGGTAATACAGAAGATCCCGTATTGCTCACTCTAGCTGTACCAGTGAATGCTACAAGTGTGGTTGAAAATTTATTCACAAATATTATATCTACAATAAATTTTAATATTAATTCTTCAGGTACTCCACCAACAGTAGTTGGTACAAATACTGCAAACCTATCAACAGAAATCGAAAACGTTCGCACAATTCTAACAGCTAATACCAATTTTATACTTGCAGAAGCTCGTTCATATCTAGCACTTACTTACCCTTTATATAATTTCAATTTTACACTACTTGATGTATTTTTAAAAGAATATTTAAATTCGATAAAATATGATCTAAGATATACAGGAAATTATAAAACACTAAGATCTGCTGAATATTATGTAAACAGTGTGCTTGGTTGTACCTCCAATGTAAACATGTTTTACATGCGAAATGCCACAGGGTTGAGAAACTGTACATTAACTGGAATTGAGGCAGAATTAAGTCCTCCTCTTGCTTTTGATTTGTATCAATTGCCCTTAGGCGGCACATACGTAAGTCTAGATCCGGGCTGGGGACCAAACGACACAACAGTTTGGATTTCTAGTAGATCTCCTTATATACAGGGTGTTACCACTATTGGTACCGGATGTGTCGGACAAAAAATAGATGGCGCCTTGCATAACGGAGGAAATCGTTCGATGGTAAGTAACGATTTTACTCAGGTGCTAAGTGATGGAATCGGTGCTTGGGTTCAAAATAACGGCCGGGCAGAACTGGTGTCGGTGTTCTCATACTATTGCCACATAGGATACCTAGCAAAATCCGGCGGAAAAATACGTGCTACTAACGGAAACAGCTCATACGGATCTTATGGCGTGATTTCAGATGGTATCAATGCTAACGAAATACCGCGAACTGCTGTGATAGATACCCGCAGTGGCCAAGCCACAGTAGCCGCAGCCTTTGCCGGAGATTTCGTAGACGAAATACAGAATATTGAATTTTCTCACTGCGGTGAAAACTATACCACTGCACAAGGTAGTATTTTGGGTGCTGGTGTTAATGCAAGCGTGATATTTGAAGATTTTAGAGACGATGCTGTTTTCGAAACTAGGATTGTAGATAAAAATACCACTGGATCGCAATCAATAGGCGGCGGAGGCTTTGTTACTACTGGAAACAATGCGCAAGGAGGAGATGCTACCACTATCACCTTGGCTTCAAACGATCAAAATACATTTACACAGTATAATGGTATGAGAATTATTATAACTAGTGGTGCAGGAACAGGGCAATACGGATATATAGGAGCCTACGACAATATCACGAAGGTCGCTACGATCTACAAAGAATCAGATGATACAATCGGTTGGGATCATGTGGTGTCGGGAAAGCCTGCAACGGTACCTTTATTGACCAATACGGTATATAGAATAGAACCAAGACCGGTGTTTTCAGCACCAACTTATTCAGCCACGCAGATTATTGCTCCATCGAGTGTATCTTGGACCAATATAATTTACGGTGAAACAACCGAATCATTTACAGATATAGCCACCACCACAGCAGGATCTGGTACTGTGATTGAAGTTACTCCAGCCTACGCCTCATTCGATGTGGTGAAAAATGGTAGAACCTATACTATTACATTGAATGACGGAGGAGCAGGATATGCTGTTAATCAACTATTAACTATCCCCGGAAATTTAGTCGGTGGTGATACTCCGGGTAACGATATAGTAATGAAAGTTCTTGACGTAAGCGATGACAGCACAAACTCTGTGCTGTCAGTAGCAGAACATATTGTTAATACAGGAAATGAAAGTTTCGGAGCAGGCGGCAAATTCGTAGCCGTGGCTTCTGGAACCAGTGTCGCTATGTACAGTGACAACGGAACAACTTGGGTTCAGTTCAACATGCCGACTGGAGGAAATTGGCAATGTCTGGCAACAGGCAGAGTTATATATCCGTCTGTAGGAAATCATGTATTTGTAGCTATCCGCACAGGCAGTGATGCAGCAGCTAGCTCCCCGGATGGGTTTACATGGTCCCCTAGATCTATGCCAGCATCGAGATCTTGGAATAGTGCCATCTACGGTGGTGGTGTATTTCTTGCTATAGCCACAGATTCTAATTCTGCTGCTTACAGTTTAAACGGCACAAGTTGGACCACAGTGGCACTGCCGGCATTTGGTGACTCTACCCTCAACGAATGGGTCGATATTGCATATGGCAAGAACAAGTTTGTTGTATTGGCAAACAGCGGTAATACTGTTGCAGTAGGAACCTATGATTCTACAGCAAATACATGGTCGTGGTCTGGACAAATCATGGACGTGATAGGTGATTCGTCTACTAAAGATTGGACCAGTATCAGTTATGGTAATAATAGATTTGTGGCACTATCTAGCACAGGCGAAGTTGCATACAGCTTTGATGGCATTGATTGGTTACCCGCCACGATGCCCACACAAGATGGATCAACAGCACACTATTGGAAAAAAATCAAATACGGGCAAGGAGTATTTTTTGCCATAGGCGACACAGGTGGTCGAGCCATAGGAGGCGATGTCAGTGCCTTTCCAAGTACTTTTGCCGCTACTAGTTATGACGGGGTAGTTTGGACTTCAAGAGAATTGGCCAGCAGCAAATTATGGCAGAACTTGGCATTTGGTAATCCGTACATTGATTCACGAGATTCGACTGTAGGCAAGAAAACACCAATGTGGATCGCTGTTGATAACACTGAGTATATCAATAAAATACAAACCGGGGCCAAAGCATTGGGTCGTGTGACACTGAGTAGCGGCATAATCCGTACTGTAAAAATGTGGGATCCTGGCTCTGGATATATTGAATCACCAACTCTAACAATTATAGATCCCAATAATTCTTCTGATCCTGCTGTAGAATGTAGGACTGGCGACGGAGTTCTAGCACAACCAAGTTGGATTAACAGAGGACTGGGATATAGAACTACCAGCACAACAGTGACAATCACCGGAGACGGATATGCTGATGTAATACCGGTAGGAAAATTCTGTGTGTTGAACGGTCTAACACAGTATCCGGGACCTGGATCCAGTCTAACGATAGGTAATCTTGTAGATTTTTACACGTTGGTTGCTGTTGTACCTCTTGACAATACACCCTTGGGATTGTCTGCACAGATCAGAGTCAGTCCAGAATTTAAATCACGTGATTTTGTACAACACGATACAGCCGTAACTATTAGAACAGACATAAGTCAATGTCGTGTTACTGGACATGATTTCTTAGACATAGGTACAGGTAATTTTGAAGAAACCAATTACCCAGAATTATACAGCGGATTCTATACTCCTTCACCAGAAAACGAAGTAGTAGAAGCAAATCGTGGTAGAGTATTTTATACATCTACAGATCAAAGCGGTAATTTCCGTGCAGGTGAATTGTTTGCTGTAGAACAGTCCACAGGCGTTGTTACTATTTCTGCGGACTTTTTTGATCTAAATGGATTAAGTGAATTGCGTCTTGGGGGAATACGTGTAGGCGGATCTGGAGCAGTTGTACGTGAATTTTCTACTGATCCATTGTTTACAGAAGATTCAAATAATATAATACCAACTCAGAAAGCAATCAAATCCTATCTGGCCTACAGACTATCTGTTGGCGGCAGCGAAATAGCTGTTACAAGTTTTATAGCAGGAACTATACTAGTAGGTCCAAATCTTATTAACACCACGGCGAATCAAAGCAATATATTCCCAGTCCGTACAGATTTTGTTGGACCTACAGTGGGCATTAGAGGCACAATGTTAGCACAAATGATGTTTCATAGATCATTCAGATAAATAATAACGGAGTAGAAAATGGCAGAATTTAAACTAGGTAGAATTAGATTTGTATGGAAAGGCAACTGGAGTGCCGCCACAGTTTATTACATAGATGATGTAATAAGATATGGTGGGCGCACCTATATCTGCGCGGTAGGACATACCTCTGCTGCAGATTTCAACACAGATCTTGAATACAGTCCTACCAAATGGAACCAAATGAGCGACGGTCAGGCATGGACCGGAGATTGGACTGTTGGTACATTCTACAAACTCAACGATGTGGTTAAATATGGCGGATTGTTATATATTTGCAACGACAGTCACACATCCGCAGCTACTACAGCATCGGGGCTAGAAGCCGATCAAGCCAAATGGACCGTGTATGCTGAAGGATTTGATTGGAAAGATTCGTGGACAGTCAGTACACGATACAAAGTAAATGATCTAGTTAGATATGGCGGCTATACCTATGTGTGTAATCTGTATCACACATCTGCAGCTACTACAGCATCAGGGCTAGAAGCCGATCAGGCCAAATGGGACAGTTTTAACCAAGGCATTGAATACAAAGGAACCTGGGGCACCGTCCCATCTACCAGATACAAACTCAATGACGTTGTGAAATACGGCGCAGGTCTTTGGATCTGTGCCATACAACACACTGCTGATGCAGCGTTCTTAACAGACAGTACTGCAGGCCGATGGACGCAATTTGTTGAAGGTGTAGAGTATGAAAGCACATGGAGTTCAGCTACACTGTATCAACCAGGCGATATAGTTGGCTACGGTGGTAATCAATACATAGCTAAAACTGTACACACTGCCGCAACTGCCGCAGATAATCCTGCAATTACTGCTTCAAATTGGGACCTGTTTACAGAAGGACTAAAATTTCAATCTGATTGGTCAAACACAACAACATACAAAATCGGTGAAGTTGTTAGACTAGGCGGCTACACATATCTTGCCACAGCTAACTCACCATCCACAGCAGTCACAGTCACAGCAGTTACCGCCAGCACAGACACCTTCACTATAGCCTCTACCACGGGTATTGCAGTAGGTATGACCGTGAGATTCACCGGCACAACATTTGGTAATGTGTTTACCACTGCTAGATATTTTGTAAAAACTGTAGCTGCAGGTAACATAACGATTTCAACCACATCAGGTGGCACAACATTTAACATCACAGCCGATGCCGCTGGCACAATGACTGCCACAGTATCTGCAGAACCACCAAATGCATCATATTGGACTAGATTGAATTCTGGTATTAGCTGGCAAGGCACTTGGACTGATGACGTAGATTATCTACAAGGTGATGCTGTAAGATTTGAATCTAACACCTATATCTGTTTGCTGGCACATAGGTCAGAAGGTGATGACGGATCCACAGTAGGAGCAGCAGGAGGCGGTCAGCCAAATTCGAGACCTGACCAGGATACTACAGGAACCTATTGGAGTTTATTAAGTGTTGGATCGGAAGTTTCTGTTTTAACCACAGTAGGTGATCTAGTATACTATAGTCCTAGTGGTCCTACAAGACTGCCTATTGGCTATGAAGGACAAATATTAAGATCTACTGGAACAATACCCGAATGGGCTACTCTTAACTTAATCGATCATGAATATTTTGTTAGTACAGACGGGATTGACCTTCCTGGACCGACACACGGAAAATCATGGGACAAGCCATGGAAGACTATTCGATATGCCTGTGAACAGGTAGAGCGCGGTCCTAGAAATCCAGATGCTACCTATCTACTAGAACTAAATCGTGTGTTTATACAGCGTGAAACCACAGAGTTTATACAGAATCAGATCACCAACAATATCGCACCATTCACTACTGCCTTCGTCTACGATGACTTCAAATGTGAAAGAGATGTGGGATTTGTTGTTGACGCACTTATCTATGATCTAAGACATGGCGGCAACGTTAAAATTAGAGGAGCAGCCAATGCTCTCATAGGCGGACTCAGTGCAGAAGAAACTGAAGCGTATCCAGGACTTGCTGCAGAGTCAGACGAATCTATAGCGGCCTATAACTATATGGTCACTGTAGTTGAGGATGTATTGGCACAGACAGCACCAGCAGTGAACTATCAAACACTGAACGGCGATAATTCAACTGCCACAGTAGCGCAGTATTTCAATGCAGACCTTCATGCTGAATCAGGATCTTACACCACAGCGGCTGGATTAGTTGAAGTGATCACTGATGCCATCACTGCTCGTGCAGCAGCGGTAACTGCCCCACAGATTGCAGCAGCATTGGCCAGTGTTCCGGCTCGTGTAAGCCCTAACAATCTTATCCGCATAGCCACTGGTCAATATAGAGAAACACTGCCGATCATTGTTCCTGAGCAGACTTGTGTTATAGGAGCTGAACTTCGATCAACAAATTCTGGCCCAGCAGGCAGCTTGACTAATCTAGCAGATTCATACTATTCCGTTGGAGCACTGTCGAGACTAGAAACAGTGGTCAGTCAAATTGTTTTTGGCCAAAACGTCACAGAAAGTTCAGGCAACACTGCTACGCAGAGTGCAGCTTTTCCATATGCCAGTGCAGCTGAACAATCAGACATCACTCAGTTGGTCAGAGTCATACAGCATCAGATCGATTATCGTATCAGTACCACGCACATGGTATCAAATACAGACCCTACAGGATATAACAGTGCTTATCTCGTAGGCTACGGTGACGCTAGAACACTGATAAAAGAAAACAAAGAATTTATCAAGGCTGAAATCATAGCTTACATCACAACAAACTATCCTTCGGTGTTATATTCTAAAACCATATGCAAACGAGACACAGGCTTTATAGTTGATGCAATGGTCTATGACTTGACCTATGGTGGTTTTACACAGACCTTGAATGCAGGATTAGCCTATTTTGATGGCACCACAGGACTGGAAATTGATGCATCAGAAGTTACTGCTACTGTAGATGCCTACGGTAGATTAAAAACTGTGATGCAGCAGATTGCTGCTAATACTACAGTCACAAAATCTACAGGTAACACTGCTACACAATTTACTGATGCAACCAATCTCACAGGAGGTGCAGCAGCCAGCGCATTTATCGGCGCCAATATTGACAATATCACTAACCTGTTGGCAGGTGACTCTACAGCAGCCACACCGCCCATAGTCACAGTGACTTCAATCACAGGTGGTACTACATTTGTCACAGCTGGTCACACGCTTGAACAAGGTGATCTGGTAGTTCCTATAGAAACACAAAATGGACTAACTGCAGGCACACGTTATTATGTTACGACAGTTGGACTAACTGCTACAGAATTCAGAGTAGCTACCTATTACGGCGGCGGAGCAGTATCAGGATTTACCGATGGCTCGGGATTGACCTTGGTGATGACCTATGAGGATCGTCCAGTTGCTACTAATGCAGTGACTACTACTACATCTTTACGAAATGCTTTTATAACATTACAGCAACAAGTGAGCACCATTGTCACTAACATGACTGCTTATATCGCTGCTAATTTTCCAACATTGGTCTACAATTCTGCTAAATGCGAACGTGATGCTAAAATTATTCTAGATGCAGTAGGCTATGATTTTATGTTTGCGGCCAACGGTCAGACACGTAATGCTGCTTTGGCCTATCTCAGAGCCAGTTCATCGGACGTGTATAGTCTAGGGCAGAAGGCAGCTACAAGAGCAGCATTTACCTATGTTAAAGGCCTAGCTAAGTCCAACGTAGGCGGAGATGCTACTGCGCAGGCTCGCATTGAAACACTAATGACCATGCTGGATGATATCCTTTACGGTGCTACCAATGAAGGCAGTCGCTGTGCTTCTAGCAACAGAATGGTTGATTATGCTGTGTTGCAACTAGAGCGCAACAGAGATTATATCGTAGCAGAAATTGATGCCTACATCGATTCAACATATACTACCACAGTTACCGCTGCCACAGCAGCCACTGACTTATTCACTTGCACATCGACTGCATGGATGAAAAGAAATGCTGCTATAAGATTCACCGGTACCGTGTTTGGTGGAGTGAATACTACAACCACTTACTATGTACAGAATGTGGTCAGCGCAACTACCTTTAAGATTGCTACCACAAGGGATTCAAACACAGCGTTTGATATTGCTAGTAACGGCAGTGGTTCGATGACAGTGTCTTTATATTACAGCAGCTCAGCCTGCCTCAGAGATGTCAATACCTACATTGATGCACTGAAATACGATTTGAAATATCCAGGCAACTACAAATCTAGATATGCAGCTAGATATTATGGTAATAGTGTAGTAGGCAGTCTAGAAGAGGACATGTATTATCTACGTGATGGTACTGGGGTTAGAGATCAGACTCTACAAGGGCTCACTGGCGACTTGCTAGCACCTAACGAATTTGGAACTTCTAGAGTCTCTGCAGGTGCGTATGCATCCTTGGATCCAGGTTGGGGGCCAGAAGATTATCGTACTTGGATTAACACCCGTTCGCCCTATGTACAAGGTGTAACTACCTTAGGTACAGCCTGTGTTGGCCAAAAGATCGACGGCGCACTGCACAACGGAGGCAACGATTCTATAGTTAGCAATGACTTTACGCAGGTTCTAAGTGGTGGAATTGGTGCTTGGATCACCAACAACGGTCGTGCTGAATTGGTATCTGTGTTCTCATACTATGCACACATAGGTTATCTAGCAGAAAATGGTGGTAGAATCCGTGGCACAAACGGCAACTGTTCATATGGAGATTTTGGGGCTGTAGCAGAAGGAGTTGACCCTACAGAAACTCCAGACACCGGAATAGTTGATAATCGTCTTAAATTTAAGGCTGTGATAGATAACATCGCTACTAACGGATCTGCACTGACTCAGTTTGAATTTTCAAATGCTGGTATTGACTACACTGAAGTTACTTATGTGATAACAGGTGGAGGTACAGGAGGTTCTGTACAAGCGGATGAATTCCGTGATGATGCTGTGTTTGAAGCTCGATTGTTGGATCTTGTTGATGATAGTACGGCTGCCCCAGAAGCCTCGGGCAATTTTGGTGGATTCGGTTATATCACTAATTCCAATACTGCACAAAGCGGGACATCAACTTCAGTGACCATTGCGGCTACAGACGGGGAAACCAGCACAGCATACATTGGTATGAAGATTGTATTAACAGGCGGCGCAGGTGTTGGACAGTTTGGTATTATTGACACATACAATTCAGGCACTAAAACAGCAGGATTAGTTAAAGAATCCGACGGTACAGCAGGGTTCGATCATCTAATCGCTGGTACAGCGATAGTATCACCAGATGCTTCTACAACCTACATCATTGAACCTAGAGTAACATTTGATGCTCCTGGATACACTAGCACAGCTGCCACCTTACCAACTTCAGGCACGTGGAGAGCAGTGAAATACGGTGAAACTGCTGCGGTATACACATCAGTAACAGGCACCTATGCAGGAACAGGAGTTGGTGCATCGTTCACAGTGATACGCAATGGATGGAAATACACACCTTCTGTGCAGGCTGCTGGAACAGGTTATACGAGATTACAGACCATAACCATACTAGGTACCAGCCTAGGCGGAGTCACAACTGCTAATGATCTAGTGATCACTATCACAGCAGTTAATGCTACAACCGGGGCTATCATAGACTTTGATCATGTGGGTTACGGTATAGGTGGTAGATATGTGGCCTCAAGAGCAGGCAGCACAGTGGGTGCAACTTCAGAAGACGGCATCGCATGGACCACAAGAGCTAGCTTGATGCCTAGTTCAGCTGAATGGTCAGCAATGGCCGCCGGACTGTTTGACGACGGATCCACAGTGGGCAAGGTCAGCAAATTTGTAGCAGTTGCAGGCACCAGTGCTAACATCACAGGCGCATACAGTGAAGACGGTATCACTTGGTCAGCAACTAATATGCAGACTTCTGCTATATGGGTTGATGTGGCTTTTGGAGGATTTAACGCACAGAAATTTGTAGCTATAGCCAGTGATGTTACCACCGTGCAAATCAGCAACGACGGCGAAAACTGGGACCAAACTGGAACTTTGACCACTACTGGCTTCACAGCTATTGCCTACGGTAAAAATCGATTCGTGGCTGTTAAGAGTGGTACCTCGGTGACTAATTATGCCACCACAACAGGTGTTACAGGAACATGGACTGCCGGCGCATTGCCAAGTTCATCAAACTGGAACAGTATAGCCTATGGTAATAACAGATTTGTTGCTGTATCAAATACCAGCGGTACTATAGCTGCCTACAGTCTAGACGGAATTACCTGGACTGCCAGCACACTACCGGCCACAGCATCATGGACTAAGATCACATACGGTCAAGGAGTATTCCTTGCTGTAAGCACAACCACAGCAGCAGCAACATCACCAGATGGAGTTACATGGACTCTAAGAGCAACCAGCACAGCAGCATCTGGTTTCTCTGCAATCACATTTGGTAACAGAAACAGATACGGCTTGTTCGTAGGAGTTGGTGGCGGCACAGGTGATGTATCCACATATATCAGAACTGGAGCCACTGCCAGAGCTCGTGCTCTAGTGGCATCAGACAAGATATTCCAGATCAATATCACAGAGCCCGGATCTGGATATACCACCGAACCGTCTATAACATTTACAGATCCTAACAACACCTTCGAAGCACCAGTGGCTGTGAGGCTAGGATCAGGAGTGCTAGCAAATCCAAGTTTTGTAGATAGAGGTGCTACATATGTTACTAGCGGTGCAGAAGTTACTGCAGGAGATGGATATTCGGATTTATTTCAATCTGGCGGTTTTGTAGCAGTAAGACAGCTTACAGCAAGACCCACTCCAGGCGCCAATGTTGTGTTTGGTCATCTGCCAGACAGAACATTCAAATTGGTAAATGTAATTACATTTTTAGGAACAAATCCAGGGTCTCATACAGCGTTTCTGCAAGTCAGCCCAGTGCTCACGATATCAGAGGCACCGCAAGATGCAGTTACAGTGTCCACTAGACTGCGTTACAGTCAGGTCAGACTCACAGGACACGATTTCTTAGATATCGGCACTGGAGATTTTATTACAACTAATTACCCAGGAACTCCGACCCAAGACAAGATACCAGCTAATGAAGCGGTTGACGTTGATGGAGGAAGGGTATTCTTTACGTCAACCGACCAAGACGGCAATTTCCGAGTAGGCGACCTGTTCAATATTGAGCAGAGCACAGGTATTGCAACATTGAATGCAGATGCATTTAATATTTCCGGACTTCAGGAACTTAATCTAGGAAATGTTACATTAGGCGGATCTTCAGCTACAATTAACGAATTCTCTACCGATCCGTTTTTTACTGCTGATTCAGACAATGTAGTACCCACACAAAAAGCGATAAAAGCATTTATTGCCAGTCAAATTGGTGGTGGTGGCGCAAGTCTAAACGTAAACCAAGTTACTGCTGGTTCTATTGTGATCAATAGCAATCAGATTACAACAACTACGGGTGCTGCTATCCTAATGTTAGCAACTTTTGAGTTTAGAGGAGGCGTAACTGGCCTTCCTTTGGCATTCAATTACTTTTTGAACTAAATATATCATGGAGAATAAATTATGGCATCAGGAATCTTAGGAACACCCTCGGACTTAGCCGCAACTACTAATACTACAATCTATACTGTTCCTGCATCAACATTCGCAGTAGTCACAGTATCTATTGTAAATCGAGGTGCAACGGCGGTAACAGTGAGGCTTGCAGTGTCGGCCTTGGCGGCACCAACAACCGCAGAATATTTGGAATTCGGAGTTTCTTTAGGAGCAAATTCTGTGCTTGAAAGAACAGGAATAGTGATGCAAGCGGGAAAATTGTTGGTAGTTTATTCTAGCGCAACATCAGTTAATGCCGTAGCATATGGCATTGAAACATCTACAGCATGATAGGATAATAATATGGGACGCTTTGTACCAATAATAGTAACAGAAAATCCTGTTTTAGAAAAAACCTCTGCTTTTAAGGTCACAGGTGGAAAAGGATATTATGACGGAAAACAGTGTTGGCCATACAAGGTGGTCTACGATCGTCCAGGAACATATACCTTTACAGTTCCGTCAGGCATAGTCTGTGCCCGAACAATAGTGGTCGGGGGCGGCGGAAAACCCAAATGTATAAGCATAGGTAGCTGTTGTTCTGCAGCAGGATCAGGCGGGGGTCTAAGTGAAAAATACTTCACTGTGACACCCGGCACTACCATAGGGATAACCGTTGGTAGACAAGAAGGAACATCTAGTGTAACCTGTAACTCAGTTGCAATTCATTCAGCTACTGGAGCATCTGGCTGTGTTCGTGGAGCTGGAAGTGGAGGAGATTGGAATAGCACAGGAGGATACGGAGGCTGGGGCTGCAATTACTGCGCCGGCTCAGTTAGTCACTGGTGTGGCAGCTGCAAGTATCTTTGCACTGTCGCCTGTTGTGGATATTGTGTCGTTTATACGTGTTTGAACAGTTCAAACGGTGGCACTGATTGCTGTAATACCATAGTTAACGGTGGCGGCAGTGCAGGAAGTCCAGTGAATTTATGTGGTGGTTCAGCCAGCTGTGTCTGCGGATATCTGCATGCTGGAGTGGCTGCTGGCGGCGCTGGTATCGGCGGCCAAGCTCAAAGCTATTGGCATTACAGTTGTTGTAACTGTAATTGCATATTCAACAACAACGGACACAGTGATCATGATCATCCTCGCCTACCACATCCAACTTCTGCCCAAGGCGGCGGCGGAACACAGATAAATCCTTCTGCCTGCTGCCGTTCATGGCAAGGCCAATGCATTAATGGTATATGGCTCGGCGGTGCCGGAGGTCCAGGCGGTACAGACCAAAATGAAAGTGAAGGATGGACCTTTGAATGGGGTTGGAGCGCCTACTGCGCATGGCCATTCGGAGTTCGTTGTTGCTCACAGTGGAAGGTACGCTGCGGATATTCAGATCCAGTTAGAGAACCATGGTGGGATATACAAGATATCAAAGGGTCTGGATCACCGGGTCACGTGGCTGAATGGCATCAACGTTTTAGTTGTATGGGTACAACATGGGGTATTCGACCATCGAATGCAGGAGAAGGGTCGGGCACTGGAGGCATCATGCACTATTGTTGTGATGCCCAACAGCAAGGATGGGGTATGGGAGCTACCAATGGCAGCGGAGGCCCTCTAATAAATTGGACGAAGATATGTCAACTTGGCCTTTGCGGACAAACCGATCAGGCCTATAAAATGGTAGACTCTTTGTTTCCTAACTTTATAACATGCGCAGGAATACTAGGCGGATCAGGCGGAGTAGGAATCTGTGCCATGACTTCAAAAGCAGGCTACGGTGGTGGCGGTGGCGAAGCTAAATGTCAGTTTTTGTGCATCTGCTATGGCGGTACATTTGATACCTGTAATGGCAACGGGGTCACGCCGCTGGCATTTCCGCCATGCATACTGGATAATTTGGTCAGTAATGCTGGTTCAGGCTATGCATTAATTTACTACAGGGACTATTAAGCATGGGACGTTATATAAGCACCGGTGCAACACAACCAAGCACTTGCATAGCAAATGTAGCGACTACTTGCTACAATGTAAGCACTCACAAATACAGTTATGATGCCAACGAATGCTGGCAGAACAAAATAGTAATTGACACGCCTGGCGCATATACTTTTACAGTGCCGTCTGGCATTACCTGTATGAGAGCCATCGCAGTTGGTGGGGGCGGTAAAGTAAAACCCTGTAATCCTGCCTGTTGCGGCACCGCAGGTGGTGGAGGCGGTTATGCTGAAAAATATTTTACCGTCGGTGCGGGTTGTTCAATTCAAATAACAGTTGGAAGACAAGAAGGAAATACTTCAGTAACGTATACACCAGGCAGCATTCTTGTAACTGGTGGCGGCGCAGCAGCCTGTACAGGTGGTAGTGCTAGTGGTGGAGATTGGAACAGTACCGGCGGCGAAGGCGGCTACAATAGAAATTATTGTGGTGGTGGCGCCAGTCATTATTGTGGAGCCTGTATCTACACCTATGCAACAAATTGTTGCGGATATTGTGTGGTATGGAGTGGGATTAGTGCAAGACAGCTTGATCCATCACATGACTCTGGAACTTGTTGTGTTGCTAGATATGCTGGCGGCGGCAGCGCAGGATCATGGATTTGGACCAGTGGAGGTGCTGGCCAATGTGCTTTCAACAACATGGACAATTACGGACAAGGATATGGACCTACAGCAGGTGGCGGTGGCGGAATTGGATACATAAACCGCTGTGCTATACGAGATCCAATCTGTGCCTGTATATGTGTGAAAGGTAACTGTAATTACGCTGGGCCTGTGGTTCCAAGAACAAGTTATCCTGCACACGCCGGCGGCGGCGGTGGCACCAAATGGCAGTGTGTTGAGTACTGCATCTGCCAGAACTACGAAGGCTGCTGCGAATCAGGACGTTATCGTTCCGGTCCTGGAGGATGGGGCGGTAAAATGAACAATGAAGGTCGAGAAGATTGGTGGATATGGGGTTATCAACACCACAGTCCTTGGGGAGCAACAATTCATCCTAGATCATGTATCACTGAACCTGGACTTAGCCCTAAATTCTATCCATGGCACGACATACACGATATGGCTGGTAGTGGGTCAGCAGGCAGAAATATCAACGTGGGTAATAATGATTGGGGCTATTGCGGTTGGGCCACTGCTAACCCATATAACCACAAGCCATCTAGAATCGCAGGTGAAGGTGCAGGCACAGGTGGCGTGGTGTTTGGCTGTTGCGATATGTGCAGCTATGGCATGCAGTGTTGTGTAGCAGGGTCTGCAACGAATGCATGTGGTAGCATAAATTGGGAACTGGTATGCTGTCTAGGAACTACCAACAAAGTGTGTTGTGCAGAAAGAATGATGGATGCATTATTTCCATTTATTATTAGCTGTGCAGGAACACTAGGGGGTGCTGGCGGTGTTGGGATTTGCCATCTAGCGTCAAAAGCTGGTAAAGGTGGCGGATCAGGAATAAATAGAAGCTATATTTTGTGCATCTGTTATGGCGGAGCATTTGACTGCTGTAACCAGGCAGCAGGCACTCCATTGGCATTTCCACCATGCATATTGGATTATCTAGCTAGTCCAGCTGGGACTGGAATGGCAATTTTATACTGGAAAGACGCTTAATAAAAGGAAAATATTATGACATGGGCAAGAGTTGTAAACAATGAAATAGTTGAAATATGTGAAGATGATCCTGCAACAAGGTTCCATCCAGATCTTTTGGCTGAATGGATGGATATTCCTAACGAAGGAGTGCATATAGGATGGAAACTGAAAAACGGCACATGGATTTCTGGAGGACAATGGTCTACAGAACATGCGGCTGAGAACCCAATGCCAACAGAAGGGCCACCTTCCGCAAATATAGAAATTGACCACAAGCAAACAAGAACGCACGATCAAATTACTTTGACATCGAGATCATCCGGAACAGTAACAAGTGTTGAATGGACCATTGATGGTGTTAAACACACCACCGAACAAGTGGTGTTAAATCTTGAGAAAGGCCAAACTGATCTAGAACTTGGTGTGAGTCTAAAAGTAACAGGACCTGGTGGTAGTGCTACTAAAACACTCGAAGAGGATGAAGCAGTAGTTAGAACTGCATTCTTTACACCGCTATTTCAGTCTGGGGCCTAACAAGAATCCAAAAATAACATATCTGGTGCCGGCAGTAACTGCGGTAACCCTGTGAGGTAAAAAGGAAGGGAAAACACAAAGTTTTCCTTTTCTTATGTCAAGACTTTCACCTAACATTTCAAAATTACCGCCTTCAAACTCGTCATTTAGAAAAATACTAAAGGAAACTTTTCTTGTAATTTCTGCGGACAAACTATCAATATGCAATTTATCATAGTGATTGCCAGGGTCATACCGAGCAAAGTAACATTCAGTTTCTCCATTGGTGTCCATGCGAAATATTTTATTGTTGGCATCAATAAGTAACTCAACTAGATTAGGAATACTAAACAAATCAATTTCTTTAATATTGACTTTTCGATTTATTGATTGTTCTACGTGCTCTAAATTGCAATCGTGATTGGCAATAATTTCGTCACACTGAGCCGAAGTTAAAAACGATTTTGAAATTACACTGTAGGAATCATGCATAGCAATTTATATTGAAACTAATTATCATTCGATCCCTATTAGATTGATTGGGTTCTGACTCATGTTTTAAATATCCAGGAAACATGACCAATTTTCCAGGCTGCGGAACAAAATTGGTTATCTTGTTACCACGATATAGTGTATTGTCAGGTTCATTTGCTAGTGTATATTCTTTAGGATCTATTAATAAAAGATCTCCACACGCGGTTTCCGCCTGCACGTAGTATACTCCGCTCCAATGAACCCCTCTATGATCATGTAACGGCACGTAAGCACCAAGTGGATAAACATTGCACCAGGCATTTTCCCACTGCCATTTACCTGGAAAATTCAATTGTGCGAAAAAACCATTTATTGTAGGAGTAAGCAAATTAAATAAACCGTTAAACTCTGTGCGCTGTAGGATGTCATGTTGATTGAATGAACTATAGCCTAGTTCGCTTTTTACATTGGTTTGTAAATTATTTTTCCACATATGGCTCAAAATTCTTTTTGAGTCATCTAGCGCAAACAGTGCGTCAATTGAACTTATCAAATCCTTGTTGAGATTGTCAACATCTGTTACAATCGTCTCTAATATCGGAACTGAAAATAAATTTAGTATTCGTTTCATATATTAGATGTAGGTGTAATAGGTGCTTACAATAAATTTATCTGCGATTGAGGGACGTAATCCTCGATGCGGCCATGGCCAACAAGGAGGAAAAACCACGATGCTTCCCTGCTTGGCAGTTATAGATATGTCGTGTAAGGGAAATTCAGTACCCGCTTCCGAATCATTGAGATAAATCAAAACAGCTAAAAATCTACTGCTGTTGGTATATGTAGAGCAATCGACGTGAAGCCTGAATTCTTGTTCGTTTCGTCTGTACCGTTTAATTCTATATGCCTCCTGTCCACATTTTTTTGGAAGCATATTCAGAACATCTACTCTGTTTCGATAATCTTCAATCACCGGAGCTAAAATACTATCTAAAATTTTAACTTCATCTTTCCAATCATACGACATTGCCTGCCCTGGGTATTTTGCTGGAGTGGCATACATACCGATATGATCCATCCAAGCAGGTGCATGTACAATGTCTTTTGCATTTTTATCAAATAAACCTATTAAATGTTCACAAAACGTTGTTGGTACTGCATTTTCATAAACCTGTATGTATGAGATCATAAAAGTATTTACGTAATTTAAAATTGTATGGGTAATTTATGAAAGTAAATACAAGCATGAAATATCTAAAAGATGCTCCTACAGTATTTGTCCATTACCCAATCGGAGCCGGAGGCTGGTTTTTAGCTTCTCTCATATATTTTGCCTACGATCAAAGTGAATCATTTGAATTTGATAATAAGGGATCCGGACACAACAATAGAGCCATACAATACCTAAACAATTTCTATAAGGATTTTCTGGGCAGCAAAGAAGGCGCTGACATTCTTGAGGATGCCAATTACGAAAATTTTTCTCAACAACAACGTTTAGCATATCTTCGTGACAATTTGTTGATCTCACCGTTAGCTAAAGATTCAGTGCCTCAGGTAATATCAATTCATTGTAGAAATATTAATACATTTTTAGAAGCTTTTCCAAATTCTAAATGTATACAAATCAATATTACAGACGATCAAAAAAAACTTTGCAGATTTAACTACTTGTTCAAAATTTTGTCAACAACAGAAATACATTTTGAAACTTTTTGCAGAGACAATGGATTATCCGAAACAGAAATTAAAAACGCCAAAGTTAAAATACAAAATTTAAAAGATCATTTTGACGAATTCGAATGGACGTCAAAATTTATTACAAAATTGAATAAGACCGTTGAAAACTCTCCCGAATTTGATAAAAGAATTCTAGAAATTTTTTATAATGAATACATAAATGATCCAGCTGACTATTTGTTAACAGAAATATGTAAGTTTTTAGAAATATCACTAGAAGAAAATTTACGCAATGACCTTACGGGTTACATTTTCCAATACAGAGCACTGCAACCAAAACTATGAACATACTTATTTTAACACCAGATCGAGTGGGATCTACTTTTCTTCAAAGATATTTAACAATTATCATGCAGTCCTACGATTATGGTAAACCTGTTATCAATCTGCATGAACTAACAAATGGCATAATCAGTTACTACAATGAAAAATTGCAAATGCAGGTCCTAGGAAAGCCAGAAAAATCTCAATGGGGATATTGGCAGCCGTTATCAGAGATTGTAGATAATCTAAAAAATGCAGATCATTATAAAACCAGTAGATTAGCTCTGTATCATTTGAACAATAGACAAGACAATTTAACTGATAAATTAAGTTTTTACAAATATCTAAATGAAAATTTTTACATTATAAGTGCTAGACGTAAAAATTTATTTGAACACGGCATTAGTTGGTGTATTGTGAACGAATCAAAGCATCTCAATGTGTTTACACACGAGGAAAAAATACATGTATTCAGCGATGTGTATAAACGTGGAATACATGTTGACCCCGAAGCCATGACAAACTATCTTGATAGATATGTTGAATACTTGAAATGGGTGTCAGACCATTTTAATGTTAGTACCTATTTCAATTATGAAAAAGACATGCCAAACATTGATCAGTTTGTTTCTAGACTAAACATTTTTCCACCAGGAGAAACTGCTAAATCATGGAAAGATGTATTTGGAATTTCGTGGAAAGAATGGAATAGCTGCCACTATCTCATCAGTGATATGAGCGGACTTTCGAATAAAGTTTCTATGTTAGAAAACTCAGCCAACCAATTAGCAGCATTGCCATCACCGACACAAGACGAACTGCTGAACAATCACACACCACTACCGGCGTTGCTAACAAGAAGTTCTTTAAGTTTAGAAAATCAAAACTTTCTTAGAAATAATATTGAAAAATATTCCGACGTGTACTATAAAATCGATAGTCTAGAAACAGACAGAATTATTACTTCTAAGATGCCTATCAAATTACAGACTCTGGCAGAAAAAGCATTATTGATTAAAAACTTTTCGGAATGTGTTGAAGTATTTAATAAATGGTGTAAGAAAAATCAAAAAGAAGATCAGTGTATAGATATGCAGAATCTTGCACAAGAAGCGTTTGGCGAGGTCAAAGACTGGTACAGCAACTTCACATCGAGCAATTAGCAATGTTAGATGATCTGTTCCTAACAACTTCAGCCAATCAATGTCTAATAGAATTAGGAATAGACAGCTATGAACAGTGTCTAGATAAAGAATACTTTGCCAATTATCCACACAGAATATATTATTTTTTTAACAGCCGAGGTTTTCGAGATAATGAATGGCCCAACAATATCAATAATGCTATTTGGTGTGTAGGTGATAGTTTTACAGTAGGACTAGGACAACCATTTGAACATACCTGGCATCAACAACTATCAACATTAATCAAAGACAATATTATTAATATCAGTTTAAACGGAGCCAGCAATGATTGGATCTCTAGAAAGGTCTGCTATATTTTAAAACACGCAGCACCAAAGACTATTTTTATACAATGGAGTTATTTGCATCGTCGTGAAAATAACAACCAACTGTTATTAGACGAACAAAGACTAATGCATCATGATCCACACGATTCCAACGACATTGGAAATTTTTTGAAGAATATCATGGCAGTTGAGTCTAACAAAGCAAATACTAGAATCGTACATTCATTTATTCCCGAGTTTAACAAAATAGATAATAACTATATCATATACGATAAGTTAGATGAAGATCGTATTTTATTTTTTCCAAACATAGATGTTGTTGATAAAGCAAGAGACGGGCATCATTATGGAAAACACACTGCGATGATATATGCAACACAATACATGAATAAATCGAAAAATGGCTATTGAACTTTTGGAAAACAATGAAGATTTCACATATATGCTTTTTAAATCAAAGTATATAGAAGATAACATAGATTCAATTTTATATCAGACAGACATAATAGCAAAGACACTGCAACACAGACTAGAATCTGAGACACCCAATGTTACATGGCTATATAAAAAATATAATGTATTTGTTTATGCATCGGGTAGTCCTGCATATTTTCAAATTTATAAAGATCTAAATGAATGTATATCGTTATATTGTAAAAAATATAATGTTCCTACATTTAATCTGTGGATGCGAAATTGGCTAAATTATCACGATCATGCAGAAGCACTACAATTGCATGACCACGAAGTTATGTTACACGGATATGTTTCTATAGAACCTAGATTCACCGAAACAGTTTTTGTTGATGAATACGATATAGAAAGATACAAAATAATCAACAAAGTAGGGCAGATTTATCTAGGACCGGGAAGAAGAAAGCACTATGTAAAAAATCTAAAAGACTATTCTGAAAAACGAGTTACTCTTGGACTAGATTTAGAAACGAACATGGCGCCAGGAGTTAATCTAGGATGCTTGCCAGTAATAGTATGAAGATAAACAATTTTTTTCCTACACGAGTATTATCAGATGTGAACTTGGAGTTTGCAGAAAAGTTGTTGCCTCTGTGTAACAAGTACACCAGCTTAACAGACAGTGGATTGCTAGGTACAGAAAATTATCCGTCTACACTGGCCAATGAAAAATTTAATCTATTAGTAAATTCAGAACTAGTTGTATTAGAGTTCTTCGATTATCTATTAGAAAATTATGCAAAGCCCCTGATAGAAACCAAGGGGATTGAGTATGAAAAATCAATGTTTAAGCCCTATGGATTTTTTAGTTCAATGCACAAGCATGCATTTTTAAGAAAACATGCACACCAAGAATGTACATTCAGCGGAACATTTTATTTAGATGCCGGGCAGGACGTTCCGCCTTTGGTCATACACGATCCGAGGCCCTTCACAAAATTTGACACTAACCAATTACAGAGCCAAGTTATTATTCCTCCTAAAACCGGATTATTGCTAATGTGGGACAACTGGGTAGAGCACGAAGTATTTCAAAAATCAAACGATGAGCCACGCAAGGCATTTTCGTTTAATATATAAGGACACAGATGGAAATTAAACATGTAACAATTATAGGTGGCGGTAGCTCCGGTTGGATGGCGGCAGCCACACTGGCTAAACTCTGTAGGCATTTGAAAATTACCATTGTTGAATCCAAAAATTATGCAACTATCGGAGTAGGCGAATCAACTCTTGGGCAAATTAATCGATGGTTTAACATGTTAGGTATAACTGATGAAATGTGGATGAAAGACTGTCAGGCTACATATAAAAATAGTATACGCTTTACAAATTTTAGAGACAACGACGGCACTTATTTTGAATATCCGTTTGGAGGATTTGATCTTGAAGACAAACACAACGGACTAAATTCATGGTCAGAATTATCATGTTTATATCCTGAATCGTTTCCGCCCGATTCGTTCGCAGAATTTTATAATACCAGCAACACATTATTGGCAAAACATAACAGGCAAACTAAAAATAAACAATCACGTCTAAAACATTTTGATTTTAATTATGATACTGCCTATCATATGGATGCTACGGCGTTCGGGCAATGGTTAAAAAATAATATTGCTCTCAAGCATGGAGTAGAACTGATACACAATGAAATAGAAAGCTGTATCAAAGATGCCGAGGGAAATATCACACAAATTAAATGTCTAGACGGTCAAATTCTCAAATCAGATCTGTGGATTGACTGCACAGGATTTAAATCTCTTTTGCTAGAGAAATGGATGGGTGAAGATTTTATATCTTTCAGTGATCAGTTGGCCAATGATTCTGCATGGGCATGCCCAATAGAATATTCAGATAAGTCGAGTGAAATCACCAATGTGACTGATTGTACTGCGTTGAACAATGGGTGGGTTTGGAATACGCCACTGTGGTCAAGGATAGGAACCGGCTATGTTTATTCTAGCAAGTTTGTTTCAAAAGAAGAAGCAAAACTAGAGTTTAAAAATCATCTAGTGAAAAAATTTGGACAGGATCGAGTCAACGAATCTGTTATGCGCAGTGTCGACATTAGACACGGATATAAGAAAAAAGCATGGGTAAAAAATGTAGTAGGCATCGGACTTTCATATGGATTTATTGAACCGTTAGAATCTACTGGATTGTTAACAACACATGAAAACTTAATTAGACTAGTCGATGTATTGAATCGTAGATGTGGATACGTTACAAACACAGAGATAAATGGATTTAATTATGCTGTTGAAATAATTTTGCTAGGTTTCAGAGATTTTGTATCAATGCATTACGGCTTATCAAGACGAACAGACACACCTTATTGGAAATGGTGCACACAAACCAACGAATATCAACCTAAATTATTTGATGAATATGTGCTGCGACATGGAGGGTACGGAACCTTATTGGCAAATTTAAATTTAAGCAACACATATCCGAGTGATATGCAGGGTGCTACATTTATTACAGCAGGTATGGGTATTAAATCTATATCTACACCAGAAATGGTGCAGGCATATTATAAGTTTCATAGAACAAATTTAAAAATTTTAGAAGATGCAAAAATGAATTACGAAAAGCATAAACTGTATACAGAGAATTTTATAAAAACATTGCCTACTAGTTATGAATTTTTAAGAGATAATATCTACGCTGAAAAAAACTGATATTATGAAAATTTCTATTCTCGATCAATCCACAGTAAACGATATTATGCCGCAGAGTGCGGCAATAAATGAAACAATAGAGCTCGCTCAAAAATCTGAACAATGGGGATATCATCGATATTGGGTATCAGAGCATCATAACAGTAATTCAGTAGCAGGTACTGCCCCTGAAATATTAGTAGCTGCAATTGCTTCTGTAACAAAAAAAATCAAGGTTGGCAGTGCTGCTGTGTTATTACAGTACTATAGTCCTTTTAAGGTAGCCGAACAATTTTCAGTTATTGAATCTATCGCTCCGGGCAGAGTTGATCTTGGGATAGGACGAGGATTAGGTGCGGACGGATTGGCGTCAAGGGCACTGAATCCCAACTTGATGCCTAATGAAAATTATGAAGAAAAAATAGATGAATTATTGTATTGGACCGAGGGTAGAGATTTGCCCAAAGACAGTATTCACAGCCATGGGCTTGTTTCGGCCAATCCTATGGGACATACAAGTCCAGACATTTGGATCATGGGGTTTGGAATAGACGGTGCAAGAATTGCTGCTGAACGCGGATTGCCGTATTCATACGCACACTTTTTTAATGACGGTGAACATCTAGCACAGGCACTAGACGTCTATAGAGAAAATTTTGTGCCTAGCGAAAGATATCAACAACCATGTGCAAATATTTGTGTATGGGCATTGGCAGCAGAATCTGAAGAAAGAGCAGAATTTATTGCACGGTCGCGATATCATTGGCGTATAGGATTTTTAAAAGGAGAAAGAAAACCATTACAAGATCCTAGTAATTTGACCGAAAACATTTACACACAGGATGAATTGAAGCAAATCAATCTATGGAAATCTAAAGCAATTATAGGTACCAAAGAAACAGTAGGTGATAAAATAAAGCAGTTGGCTAATAAATTTGAGATTGATGAAATAGTAATTAATACATGGACTCACAAATTTGATGATAGATACAGATCTTTCAAGTTGATATCGGAAATACCATTATGAAAATACAAAAAACTGATTATTGTAACATTTATGACGACATACTTACTATTGAAGAGCAAATAGCAATTCAAGATATAATTAATTCAAAAAAATTAAAATATACATCATGTGATTATTCTGTAGGACCGGAATTACAAGAGGACAACCAAGATAAAAATTGTCAAGAATATCCACAATTGTCTGCCATGATAATAGAAAATAATGAAGTTTGTAATCGATTTTCTTACGAACTATCTTATGTTTTACGAAAGTTCCTAATGATAACAAAGTTCACATGCAAAAATATTCATAGAATGAAACTGAATTTACAAGAAAAAACAGACAGTTATCCCGAAACAAATTATTTAACACCGCATGTGGATTTAGATATCATGCACAATGTTTTGATATATTACCCTTTCGACAGCGACGGTAATACTTTTCTATTTGAAAAACAATCTACAAAATGGAATATAGTTCAATCTATTGAACCAAAACAAGGACGCTATGTTTTATTTTCAGGCGACCAATATCACTCAGGGCAGCCGCCTACAAAATCAAGTGTGAGAGCTGTTCTTAACATAGATTTTTCATGACACAACCAAAGAGATTGTATGCCAACGGTGATTCATTTGTGTTTGGAATGGAAGCCATTGAAGACGACAGCAGACATCCTGACAATAAAAAATATTCATTTGCAAATCATATCGCGACAGCGTTTGATCTTGACTATGTCAACAATGCTTACAATGCAGCTACAAATGAATTTATTTTCCGTAGAACTATTTTTGATCTAGAAGAATTTTTAAAAACGTCTAGAGCAGAAGACATATTTGTGATAGTCGGATGGACATCATTATTCAGAAAAGAAATAGTTGCACAACCCCTGTTCCAGCATTTATTAAAACAGCAAAACACAATCTCGGTAAATCCCTATGATCAGGAGTATCATGATTTTGGAACCTTCTTTATTAATCCCAATCAATCTCACGATATAACACTGCATAAAAATAACTATACTAAACACATTAACCTGTCTGATCAGATAACAGAATTTTGTGCTATGTATTTTTGGGATGATCAACTGCAGATACAACAACTCTCAGCCTTGATAATTGCTCTTCATAATTATCTTAAAATGAAAGGATTCAAACACCTATTTGTTAATTGCTGTCTGTCAACTAATCAATCGATTGATTTTGGTATTGATCCAACGGTATGTTTTGATTGGGAAGAAAGTTTCTATTCGTGGGGAACTAAAAAATACCCACAGCTGATCCGACAAAAAAACCATTTTCATCATCAGGTGCACAGAGAGTATGCCGATATTCTAATACAATATATCAATGAAAAAAAATTGATGGTATAATACTAGCATATAAATACTTGGCACGAAAAGGGATGACATGAAAAAAATATTTTTTATAAACGGCGGCGCAGGAAGAGTGATAGCAAGTATCCCTGCGCTCGAAGAAAGTGAAAAGCGTGGAGAGCTCGCAGGCATAGTGTGTGAGGGCGGAATGGAGTTTTATCTCGGACACCCTACACTACAGAATAAAGCATGGGATGTCAATCATAAAGGATTATTTGATTCTTTGATCAAGGATAATATCTGTGTGTCGTCTGAACCATATAGAGATCACGAATATTACAATCAAAAAAGCAGCTTACAACAGAGTTTTTGGTTTGAAATTCTAGGCGAAAGAACGTTAATTAACAAAAAACCATTGATTGTGTTAAGTAAGCACGAAGAAATGGTAGCAGTAGACGTGCTAACGCAAGTAAGAAAACAACATCAAAAAGAAAAAACGATAGTAATACAACCGTTTGGACGTAGTAGTTCGATGTCTTCTGGCATTGTATATGATGGCAGTTCAAGAAGTATCGAACAAACAACTTTCATGGATCTAGTGGCTGAATTAAGCAAAGAATACAATATTGTTTACATGGGCGAACATAAATTGGAAGTGGTAAATTTACCTATTTTTCAACCCAACGAACAGATGCCTTTACGTGTTTGGGCAGCAGTTATTGAAGCAGCTGACTATTTTATCGGGTGTGACAGCGTCGGACAACATATTGCTTATTCATTTAATAAACCAGGTACTGTGATCTGCGGATCCACTTTTCCTATAAACACCACGTACCCAGAACATTTTAATATTGTGGAAAAGAAAGATGCTAAACGTGTGTATAGTCCAATAAGGATTGCAGGATTTGGATCAGAAGAAGCTGACAGATTAAATGATATGTTGATGAATTTTTCAAAAGACGAATTGAAAGATATAATTGCTGGAATAAAAAAACATATGAAAAAAACTCTAGACAAAGGATAAATTATGTGGATGTTAGGTATAAATGTTGGACACAACGGTGCTACGGCTCTGTATAAAGATACCGAATTAATTTTCTATATTGAAGAAGACAGGTTATCAAGACTCAAATACGATGGCAATCCGTTTGCAGGCATGTTACTGGCTTACGATTATACAGATCATATAGATTATCTTGTCATTTGCGGTACAAGAAACGCATTTGGTCAGGTTCCGTGGACTGGCGAAGATGCCTACACCTGTTTTATTAGGAAAATGCAACCCAATGTAAAGGTTGAAACAATTAAATTAGGTGATGATCATCATCTCACACATGCTTTCACTGCTTTTTATAACAGCGGATTTGATGAAGCAGCAGGACTAATCATTGATGGGGCTGGCAGTGGTTGTAGACTAAGTGAAGAACTCATGCACCAAACATGGGAGGTCGAATCAATTTGGACTATGAATTATCCTGCAGAATTCCAGTGCCACTATAAGAATTATGGCACTAATCTAATTGATAGTTTTACATTGAAAGAAAATGACAGTATAGATATTGAAATCTCTGACATGCACGGCATAGTAAAAAGTTATGAAGCTGTTACCCAATTTTTAGGATTCCACGCCATTGAGGCAGGTAAAACTATGGGACTGGCTCCTTACGGTAAGCCTAATCCAAACATAAAAATCCACGATGGTAGATTTAATAATAGGAGTTTTATCAAGCCTAATTTTCCAGCGGGAAATTACGTAAGGTGCGATCTCGATACCGAACTAACAGCACTTAATGGAAATATATCTTGGCACGATGATCCCGAACTAGTTGGAGATTATAGAAAAGATCTTGCCTATGCTGTACAAAAATCTTCTGAGCAACGAGTATTTGATTTAATAAGAAAAACCATAGAACTTACCGGCATGAAAAAAATTGTCATGGCGGGAGGCTATTGGCTTAATTGTGTAGCAAATTACGAACTTTTAAAAGAATTTCCAAACATTGAATTTTATCACGAACCAGTAAGTCATGACGGCGGCAATGTCATGGGTGCTTGTCAATACATCTACAGACTAATATCAGAAAATACAACCAAGACTCCGTTAACAAGTTTATATCTAGGTCCTGATAGATCAGCTGACTATGAAAATGCAGATTTCAGTGGCTTTACCGTGGTAGACACCAGTGCTGCTGACGTAGCAAAACTAATTGCTGAAGGTAACATAGTCACGTTATTTCAAGGACGCAGTGAAGCTGGTCCTAGAGCACTAGGAAATAGAAGCATATTGTTTGATCCAACTGTCAAAGACGGAAAAGATATTGTTAATATTATTAAAAAGCGTGAATGGTTTAGGCCGTTTGCTGGTTCGTGTCTTGCAGAAAAAGCCGGCGAATGGTTTGATCTAAGAACAAAAAGTGAGACACCTTTTATGATGTACGCAGTCGACGTGTTGGAAAACAAGAGAGATTTAATTCCTGCAATTACACACGTTGACGGAACATGCAGAGTTCAAACAGTAACTGCCGAACAAAATAAACACTACTACGAGTTGATTTCAGAATTTGATAAGATTAAAGGAGTTCCAATTTTGTTCAATACCAGTTTTAATCTTGCAGGAGATCCATTAGTTGAAAAACTTGTAGAAGCACTAGATACATTGAAACGTTCTGACATGAAATATCTATGGTTGCCTGAAATTGGCAAATTGTTAACTAAGGAATAAAGTGTATAACCACATTTTTCCAATCACTTATATACAAGTTAATATAAAAGATCTAATCGACGTTGACGAGATAGATGCAATGACCGAGGAATACAATAAAGAGTACTTCTCTTCTAAAGACCTGATCGTCAATAAAGCTGGCAACTGGATGACCCCTGATAAACAAGTATTAACAAAACGATATAAGAATTCTAAACTCACAAAAGTTATTGAGCAACATTTAAATCAATATGCCGAGGATATTCTTGGGGTAACTGATAATACTCTAGCAATTACAGAGAGTTGGGTTAGTTTTAATCCGCACAATGCTGGGCTTTACATGCACAACCATCATAATAGTGTGTTAAGCGGTACGTTCTATCTAAGTATACCTGAAGGGGCGACCGGTGATGTAGTATTTGAAGATAACCGACCAAAAGGTTCTATTGAGCATAGGGGAGAGTCAAACTTCTTTAACACTCCGCAGATTTTTGTAACACCCAAACAATACGATCTAGTAATATTTCCTAGTTGGCTTCATCATTGGGTTACTCCAAATCAAGGCGAACAGACTAGAAAGTGTTTAGCACTTAATTCTTTTTATACTTCTCCGCCGAGTCTAGAACCTTCCGAAGTAAGTTGTACCGGGTCGGATGTAACTCTTAATAGATCATAATACTTTCGGTATTAGATGCTATTCTTAATCAATCATACTGATTAAAGGCTTTGAGCAAATTCCAAGAGACTAGGGAATTCCTGAATTTTAAGTTGATGTGTTAATGCCAATGCCTTTACATTTACTTCACTATTAGCAGGTTTTATCAATACAGGTAAGGCCTTTACTTTCACTGCCGCCTTTATATCGTTGGCTTCGAATCCAACGTAATAAGATTTAGACCAATCTACCATACCTTCATTTTGTGCTTTTTCAAACATGCCTGCATTGGGCTTAACATAGGGATCATTTTTATCTGTTCCAGGCGCATAGTATGCATTTTTTATTCTGCCGCCTAGTCGTTCTACGCCTTCTCTGGTAGAAGACAATATGTTTTCAAAATCCTGTATAGATAAATTTTTGGTTTTCTTTGATGGCTGTCCGGAAATAATCAATAAATCATATCCTTTTTGAGACAGTAGTTGCACAGCAGTTTCAACACCGTCTGCTAATTGAAGTTGATCACCAGGAGTGAACGGTTTAGAATTATCAAAAAAAACTCCAAACAACGTAATTCCTAAGACTTTTCTATTGGCCTGAATAGCCCAAATATCTCGCATATAATCACTGTATCGACCCATAATAACCTCTATTTTAAACTACTTAGCACTAGCGAACGAATCAACTTAGATTTCTGGAAACTTGTTTAAGCTAGAGCATAAATACTATACCTATGTCAAACTCTAACTTTTTTAAAACCCTCAGGGTAGATCCTAAAGAAACTGCGTATCTTGATCGACAAACTGCGTCGAATGGCGACATCGCCTATGACAAGGAGGTAAAAACTCTACGAGTGTTTGATGGAACAACCAAGGGCGGTGCAGCTTTATCTCGAGCAGATTTAGTCAATGTGACCACTAACACATTCCGCGTCAAGTCTACAGAATCAAAGTTGGCCACAGTAACTTACACAGTTACAATCACTGGTCCTCAAGGTGGAGATACCGGAAACAAATATAATCTCAACGGAGTTTACCGTCCGATACCGAATTTCGTGGTAGGTTATACCTATGTGTTCATACAGGATGATCAAACCAACGTTTATTTTCCAAATGCCAATGGTACCACCATTAACCAACATCCATTAAACTTTTCCGCAGATAATCTTAGTGGCATCATTGGCGGCGGCACCAGCTACCTTGTAGATGTGCGTTACTTTCTTGACAGTGTATCAGTAACCCAGGCAGTCTATAATAGTTCAGCATTTAACACAGCGGTTTCTAGACAGGTATGGATCACAGTGACCAACGCCACACCTGCTGTCTTATACTATTGGTGTTGGAATCACACAGCTATGGGCAATAGTATTGCGGTAGCCGATCCCGGATCGGGTACTGGTACCGGCGGAGTGTCAGTAGAAGACAGTGTGCCTACTACTACAGATTCAGGCAGCTTATGGCTAGATACCAACACCGGCATACTTTATGTTTATTACGACGACGGTACTTCCGGACAATGGATCCAACCAACGTTTCCTTATCCCGATGTTACAAACCTAGCCACTATTTCATCTCTATCAGCTGTAGCAACTTCTGGCAATTACAATGATCTGGTCAATACTCCCTCTCAATTCGAGTTAAGTGTGGCTGCTGATGATTCCACACAGATATCTATTTCTTCGGGAGAAACAATACGATTTGTAGGCGCAGGGGGAGTAACCACAACCAGTGATGGCGACGGCACGATCACTATAACAGGTGGTGGAACTACTGGTAACGTTACATTTTCAACAACAACTATAGATTCCACCGATTCGTCGGCTATAATTTTTACTCCTGCTGTGGTTATGCAATCAGATCTCACAGTACAGAACGACTTAACAGTTAGTAATCTGTTGACTACAACATCTATCGATGTTGACAACATACGATTAACGGGCAGTCTGACAACACAGGGATCGGGCACTCCTGAAATCGTTTCAGATAATGAAATATTGCTAACAGCAGGCACCCGTGTGCAAATAACTTCAAGTCCTTTAAAAATGGCATCTTTTACATCTGCAGCAAGAGATCTTTTGACAGCGGTCAACGGCGATATGATATATAATACCACAACAAATAAGTTTCAAGGACGTGCCGCTGGCGCATGGGTAGATCTGCATTAAGCTATGGAAAAAAAATATTATCAGTTAGGCACCCGTACTGAAGCTGAATGGGATGAGTTAAATGCAGAATTAATACGCACAGGTCAAATAAGCCAATACGTACCTGAAAGAATTGTAGACTGTGTAGATGATCAACTGCACAGTCTTACTCGAGGCACATATCTACTCAGTGATGCTGAAGCAGAACAGTTAAAAAACGATCCAAGAATAAAATTTATCAATCTAGATTACAAAAGATATTCAGAATTCACACCACCGCCTGACGAACTGCACTCAGTAAGACCGGATTTAGTAAACAGATTTACTGCTGCGGTGAAAAATTACAGAGAATTTGAAGCTTCCGGCACACTAGCATCGACACCCGATACCTCAGACGTCAACAGAACTGGATATCAGCTTTATAGATGCACACAGAAATTAGATCCTTGGGTAGATGCTGCGCTGGCAGACAATGCAGTGGTCAATACCAATATCCCACAATACGGGACAGGCAAGCACATAGATGTCATAGTTGCAGATGACGGCACCTGGATTGGCCATCCAGAATTCCAAAGCAATTCTCTGTCTGATTCTAGTCCGTTTGCAGCTGTGCCAAAACCTAACGGATACACGGGTGGCAATTTACTTCCAGGCAACGGCACCTGTGATCTATTAGATCTTGTGTTGGATGCTCCATATTACATTGATCCTGATTGGTTCAATGCTGATCCTGCAACAAGATTAATCACTAGGTGGGACGGCACCACGGTACCTGTGGAGTCAGTGGCAAGATCATGGTGGTCAGACAACTCTCAACGCAGCGCACAGTTTGCAAATGCAGGTACAGTGAGTGTTACTGCTTCGTATACTAGGGCAAACTGCAATGGCACTAACGCTGCAATATCTAATGAAGGCGACCACGGCACCTGTTGTGCTGCACTGACCTACGGAAGAACACAAGGTTGGGCCTATAACGCTAATAAATGGGTGTTAGATCTCTACGGCGGCTACGGTGCAGGCATAGAACAGGGCTTTGATATAATGAAAATATTTCATACGGTAAAGCCAGTGAACACTCTTTTTAATACTAGAAATCCCACAATAACAAGTAATAGCTGGGGCTATCGAGCCAACAAAGATCCCGGCGGAGCAACTTATTATTACACTCATAGATCAACCAGCAACACTACTTATACCACCGAAGTAGGAATAAATTGGCTGAGCCATATGGGCACACAGGGCGATAGCGGCCGCTGGAAAAGTGAAATGAAAACAAATTCACTAACCACAGCGCAAGAGGAACTGATTACCGCCGGAGTGATTTTTGTTGCAGCATCCGGGAACAGCAATCAAAAACAGGTGAACAGCAGTCATCCCGACTATAACAATTTTATTACCACCACCAGTGGCGGAAGTCTAGCTAATTCCACGTTCAGTGAGTTTGGAGTTGCAGTATATGGCACAACGAATCGCCGAGGATTCCCTCAACAAGGCGGACAATATACCGATGCCAATGGCGCAGTGATTTATCCTGTGATCAATATAGGTGCATTGGATGATGATTACAAAACTTCAAAAGAAGCCAAAGTTTCTTACAGCGATAGAGGAAACAGCATAGATGTGTATGCTCCTGCAGATGGCACCTTGGCAGCCAATAGAAGCTATGCCACAAACTGGCCAAGACCTGATACCTATGCTACTCTCAGCGTCAATGCCGGAAATACCACTGACGCTGCCTTTAGCGGCACAAGTGCTGCCTGTCCTGTGGCCACAGGATTCATAGCCACAGTGTTGGAATGGAATAGAGACTGGACCTGGGTGGAAGTCAAAGCATGGCTGCAATCTCTAGAAACACAGGACGCTGCCGATTTTTACTTTGGTACAGAATCAACTACAGTTAATACAGCCAATTGGCTGGATTATGAAAGTCTCGAAGGAGGCGATGCTCGAGTGATTTATCAAGGGATGATTGACGCTAGATTCAGGCCTGGACCAAGAATACTATCAACAGGGTTAGTGGTGAAAGGTCTTAGAATTAAGAACCGATAAATAGTTTATTAGGATAAAACATGCCATTAAATTTTCCAAGTTCTCCTGCAGTTAACCAAGTTTATACCGAAGGTCAAAAATCTTGGCGATTTACCGGCTCTGCATGGAATTTAATTACCAGTGGATTTGATTTTTCTACTGCCCCTAGTTTTACCAATATAGCTGTAGCTGGACAATCTACCATAGCAGCAGACACTGCCGCGGATACTCTTACACTGGTGGGTGGTTCTGGAATCACAATTACCACCAATTCGGGTACAGACACAGTGACAATCAATTCAACTGTGTCCGGTATAGGATCTTTAACATTTGTAGGAACCACTGTAGATAGTGCAGACAGTTCCGCGATCACATTTATACCTGCAGTTGCCTTTGATTCAGATGTGATAGTAGGCAATGAAATTGTATTTGCAGACGGTACCAAACAGGCCACAAGTGCGGTAGGTGTTCCGGGGCCAGCAGGACCGGCGGGACCGCCGGGAGCTTCAGGAGCAGGTACTGGTGATGTCCTTAGCTCTGGTGGCGGCTACGTTGATAATGCTATCATACGCTACGACGGTGTCACTGGTACTATTATACAAAACAGCTCTGCAACTATATCAGATGTTGGTCTACTTACGGCCACCAACTTTAGTGGCGGTGGTACGGCACTTACTGCCTTAAATGCCGCAGAGTTAGCTTCAGGTATTATACCCGATGCAAGATTTCCATCTACGCTACCTGCAGTAAGCGGAGCGAATCTCACAGCACTTCCTGCAATACTGCCAACTGCTAGTGGAGTCAATCTCACTGCTCTCAATGCCACACAGCTAACTTCGGGTACTGTACCGGTGTTGAGATTGGGAGGTTCTGGAATCAGAGATGCTACCACCTATCTCAGAGGTGACAATACCTGGGCCTCAGTTTCGGCAGGCGGGTCTGACAGTTTTAGTACCATAGCAGTAGCAGGACAAACTTCAGTTGTGGCTGATTCAGCCACAGATACTCTTACGCTGGTTGCTGGTAGCGGCATAACGATAACCACAGTCGCAGGCACAGACACTATCACCATCACCAGCACAGCCTCAGGAGGCGCCAGTGCGTTTGATGACCTTACAGATGCAGTTTCTGCTTCTCTGACCATAGATCGAATATATCTTCCAGCCATCACCATGCTGGATGTAACTGCCAATGGTACATCGGCCTATAGATTTGATCAGTATGGAACCGCAGATGATCCTACCGTATACGCTATCAATGGCACTACTATTGCATTTAATTTAGCCGGAGCCTCCGGACACCCATTCTTGATACAAGACGGCACTGGAGTAAACTACGATACTGGCCTAGTGCATGTGAGCACTACTGGCGCAGTTAGTACAGGTTCAGCAGCCCAGGCCAAAACCAGCGGAACACTGTATTGGAAAATTCCTTCCTCCATATCAGGCGGCTACAGATATCAGTGCCAATCTCACCTAGGCATGGTAGGAACTATAACTGTCAAGAACTTCGTCGCTCTCTAATTGAGATAGTTCTAGCCTACATTTTTAAGTTTATTGTCCAACTTTTGTCTAATAGACAAAATATTTTGTCTCATATCCGAGCCGATAGAAGGCATTTGTTTAGTAATAACCATTTCAATGTGCATGCTATCTAGTTTTTTAACTTCGACAACTAATTTGTTCAACAGCCCGTTGGCTTCTTGTTTAAATTCGCCTTCTGGAATTTGTTGAATTTTGTCTAGATACCGTTGATAGTCTTGTTGAAATCTATTAGATTTCTGTAATAGGTTTGACATTTTCTAACTCCATAATAGTTTCGATTTTAATTCTGATCACTTGATTGTTTAGTGTGGTTTTTAAACCCAAATGCAGTTGTTTGGGGAGGTCATCGAGATCGGCCCAGCATACAGTCCTTACAGCAGAGTTCAAAAACTCTTGATCCACCACACACACATAGGTACCGTATTCAAACCCTCGGTCCTCTGACAGATATAATTCAATAGGTAGAATCCTACCGGTAGTGTACTCGTCTAGCAGATTTTCGGCATCTTCCAATAACGGTCCCGATCTTACGAAGGTGGGCACAGTCCATCGTTGATCCTCGAGAATCAGCAGAATTCTACCTGTGGTTTTAGCTAAGAATAGTAGTCCGGCACGCTGTTGCATCTGTGTACTTAGTGTCAGATCAACCTAAAGTTCCAACGTCCTGGCGCATACTCCCCTTCAAAGGCCTTGAGCCATTGTTCTCCATCCCACTTGTATTTGATACCTGTACGTATGTTTTGGATATAGGTCGCTGTGAAATCTTGGCCAGCAACAGCAGCATCTTGTAAAGTATTATCATCGGGATCCCATATCGTAGACCAGGTAGATCCCGACCATTCTATAATTGAGTTTGCTTTGATTATAGGGTCTGTACCATCTTGGTTTTCCCACGACGAGTCGTTGTTACTGGGGTCTCTCCATGCCTGGGGTCCGCGATAAGGTATGTTGGTGCTGTCTGCAGGATTGCTTGGGTATTCGATGAATCCTCCACGATTAGCACTGTTGTTGACATCCTCTAACATGAGGAATCGTAAGCCTATCGGTATCGCTGTATAACTGCCATATACTTCTAATGGATTGTACTTATAGGGATCGATAATAGCATCTACGGTACCTCTAGTTTCTATTGCGCTTTCAATATCAGTGTTGGCAGGATAAGTATCCGGATCCAGTGTCACCGATAACACAGTCCTATCTAAAGGATTGATCACAAATGTACCAACGATTTCACTGTCATCCTCTTTGAGAAAAAACACATCGCTGCCTGCAACATATCCGCCTTGTACTTCTAGGATACGATCCCATTCTATAGGCTCACCATTTTTATATTCTTGAGCATCTAGTCCCAATGAGAGAACTGCTGCGTCAGGATTGACCAGTGTGAGGTCGTACTGATTATCTGTAAGATTTCCAGTATTAGATTTAAACAGCAGCACACGGTATCTATTAGTGGTTGTGGTAAATGCACCTTTTGCACGATTATATACTAAACTTTCTAGATCCACTATATCGCCGCTATCCATAAACACGTTTGAAACAATAGTCTGTACGATACCTAATTTTTTCACTTTAGCAGGAGCAGTGATATAGATTGGAATTTCAAAATCTAAAGTACAAACATCTATCTCACTTTCTGCACCGGCAGGAATAGTTCTAGAAGTAAAATTAGTGCTGGTAAGATACAAGGTGCTGAGACTAGTCCAGTCTAGATAATTATCTGTGGTCTGCAGTTCCAAACTGGGATTAAACAATACCAAAATCTGTTCTAATAACTGCAGTTTTTGATCTGTGTTCGAAGTCCATATGTCTGCTTTCATGGTCATCTTGAAAGGTGTTGGTGCCAGTCTTTCTACTGTGTAGTTGCCACCCTGCGCATTTTGATATTCTCTAGTTCCCGAAGCATCTGTGAATCTACGTTCTCTTACATGTACCTTAGAAACAAATGTAGGATCACTGAGCCGTGACGTATCCATTTCTAGAGCACTGATATAACAGCTGATCTTGGGCACTGACGGCATTTTATTTTCTGAATTTTCTTTGATTATGGCAGCTACCTGGCGGGTCATGTCACCGTAGCTCACAGGCACACTGATCTCATCACCATTGCCTGCCTTGTATTTGAAACCTATGAACACACGCATGAACTGCGTGACATAGCGCCTTATTTGCCCGTCATAGAAAAAATCCATTATTCGTCCGCCTGTGGTCTAAGTGCCTTGGTAAGGCTCTGTTTTTCTTCTGTCTCATGTCCATCTATAGTAGTAACTGTAGTATTATTCACAAATGTGGCCTTTTGTGTCTGACGAATATCTTTACCAGCATAGGTGCCACCTACGGCTACATCACTGGCTCCGAGATTGTTCATGGTCATACGCACATTGTCTTCAAATTTAGTCCAACGTCTGCCATCAAATCTAAACAGTCTGTTGGGAAGATAGTCAGTTCTAAGAGCAAACTGTCCCACAGTGGGATTGATAGGGAACGCTATACCTGTAGCTAAATTCACTGCAGTAAATGGAGCACCGTTAGGTGGCACACCATCTTTGGTTAGATATCCATTATAGCCATCGCGGTCTGCAGGCATTAACACTGAGCTAGCAGTCTGTCCTGCGTAGATAGGATTGCCGTCTGTATCAACCAACGGTGTGCCATTTACGTCAGTGGCCTGCGTCTCAGTATCCACGGTCACCGCAGTGGCATCTACAGAAGTTAATTCTGCTGTGCCATCCTCTGCTCTCTGCAAGGTATAGAACTTGCTGGTGTCATATCCACTCTTAGGAGCATCTGCTTCTGCTTGATTTAACACAGCTGAAGTGATCTGCATTTCTTTGTTGTAGGTTGATATGATATCTTTCAGCGTGTCGGCAATCACATAGTAGGGATTATTTAATGAACCTGGCGGTGCTATTCCAGTGACTTCTTGAGTTACTTGATATTTCTTGCCGTCTGTGCCTGTAACAATATCTCCAGGATAGTATGTGATGTCAGCATTGTAGGCGCCACGATCCGAGTCTGTGTTGGCGATACCGTCTAGAATCTGTTTGTATTCTTGACTGTCTACCAATGGTTTGCATTTGGCTCTGTATAGATGTGGATACCATGTCACAGAAAATCCTTCCGCAGCTCTACTAACTTCTTCTATGACATAGAATCTTTTCAGCGCATACTGCAGATCATTTAGAGCATACTCGTCTGTGAGATGCGGCAGTTCTATCACATCACCTGCTATGATTTTTCTACCAATCTTTTCCACAGTGTCTGTGATGTGGAAAGTGATAAAAATAGTGTCGTTCTGCAGAAACAGTCCAAATTGGCTGAGATTGAAATCTATGTCTGAAAGATTATACACACCTCTCAGCAGATAAACGTCTGGATCATATTTACGATCACGATTTTCTAAGAACAATAGATCCTGTATGTTAAAGGGATCGTCTGTGTTATATGTGGGAGTAGAAGGCGTGTTGCCCTGTACCGCAGCATCAGGGCCAAGATATTTGTGCACCAGCACATCCGTGCCGCCAACCTGGAACATTTCCCAAACGGTATTATTGATAAATTTATAATCATTGCCTTTTTGAGGCCGGTAGAGACTGAGTCTTGGCATAGTCATATATTTACCGCTGCAATAAATAAGAGTATGAGCACAACTGATCAAGCAAAACAACAGGTTTTCGACTACTGTAAGGCCATGCTGGGCGACGGCATGATCGATATAGAACTAGACCCTATACACTACGAAACAGCACTTAACCGCAGCCTAGCGGTATTTCGACAGCGCAGCGACAACGCTGTGGAAGAAAGTTATTGTTTTCTAACACTAACTGAAAGCATCAACGATTATATCCTGCCCAAAGAAATACAACAGGTTCGTCAGATATTCCGTCGAAGCGTGGGATCTAGAACGGGTAACGGAACAGGCGGCACAGTATTCGAACCATTTAACTTGGCCTACTCTAATACCTATTTGTTAAGTTCTACTAACATGGGCGGATTAGCCACATATGAATTATTCTCACAATATCAAGAACTGGTAGGTAAGATGTTTGGGTCTTTTATAAACTTCACATGGCATCCGCAGAGCCATAAATTGATCATACACCAAAGACCTAGGGGCGAAGAGTCAGTGATGCTACAGGTCTATAACACCAAACCGGACTTTGCCATCATAGATGACGTGTATTCTGGACAGTGGATCAAGGACTATACCTTGGCCAACTGCAAGATGATGCTGGGCCAGGCTCGCGAAAAATTCGCACAGATAGCAGGACCACAGGGCGGATCGGGTCTCAACGGTGCTGCTATGAAAACTGAAGCTACTGCAGAAATGGAAAAACTAGTGGATGATCTAATGAAACTGGTACCAGGCGGCAGTGGATATTCTTTCGTAATTGGCTAAAAACTCTTGACTCCGTGATTGATCTATAGTATACTGTCTTTGTAAGGAGACATTTATGATTATAGGGGTATGTGGTTTTATTGGCAGCGGCAAGGACACAGTCGCAGACTATCTGGTTAACTTTCACGAATTTAGACGAGAATCATTTGCCAGCACACTGAAAGATGCGGTAGCAGCAGTATTTGGTTGGGACAGAACCATGCTGGAAGGTCGTACCAAAGCCGCACGTGAATGGCGAGAGCAGGTGGATCCGTGGTGGGCCAAACGACTGGACATGCCTACACTGACTCCTCGATGGGTCCTGCAATATTGGGGCACAGAAGTCTGTAGAAAATCCTTCCATGATGACATATGGATAGCCAGCCTAGAAAACAAACTACGAAATTCACAGGATCATGTGGTAATCTCAGACTGCCGTTTTCCTAATGAAATCTCCAGTATACGTAATGCAGGTGGCAGAATCATCTGGGTACAACGTGGTCCATTACCTGAGTGGTATGACACTGCTGTGGCAGCTAATCAAGGCTATAATTGGGCACACCAAGATCTCAAAATGCGTAAAATACATGCTTCGGAAACTGCTTGGGTAGGCACAGAGTTTGATCATGTCTTGATTAACGATCACAGCATAGATGAGCTCTACGACACAGTGAAATCAATAGTCAGCAACGAGATCACCTTGACGCCAAGTGACTCCCTCTTTGCTCAAAACGCCAGCACAGTTTAAACATACAGTTTTTAGATTCGCAGGACGGCAGTTGTCTAGATTGCCGTCCATGTGAAACACCCTAAATACTTCCGCATGCGGCGACCTGAATCCGCATTTCTCACATTGAGATTTCATCTTATAGCCACTGCGTAACCACCGTGGTACTCCTGTATATACACCATGAGCCAAACAGATTTCACAAAGACTTCTGTAATAGGTCTTGGAATTTTTCTTGTAGTTCACAGCACAGGGTCTTGCACCGCACTTGCATAATGGTCGCATACAGATATTTAACGCTTCTGTACCTTTTCCACCCCTTTTGACCTTGTATTAACCATCCATTTTTGTTGCGCACGGCTAAATATTATGAGCAACTATTACCAGGAGAAAATGGGATGGCACTACAATCACCAGGCGTACAAGTTACGGTAATCGACGAGAGTTTTTATACACCAGCAGAACCTGGTACTACACCTCTTATCGTAGTAGCAACAGCGCAAGATAAAACCAATGGTGCAGGCACAGGCACTGCATTAGGTACCACAGCGGCCAATGCTGGCAAGGCCTTTAAGATAACCAGCCAGCGAGAACTAACAGAAACATTTGGTGTTCCATTCTTTGAGAAAACAGCCAGTGCTACTCCTGTACATGGTTCAGAGCGCAACGAATACGGACTGCTTACAGCCTACAGTTTATTAGGTGTAAGCAATGCTGCTTTTATTGTAAGAGCAGATATTGACCTAGATGAACTAGAAGCACAGACTGACGCTCCGGGAGCGAATCCCAATAACGGCCAGTGGTGGATTGATACACAGGCCACAACCTGGGGTGTTCAAGAGTGGAACGGCGCTGCCGCTACCGTTGTAGGCGGCCAGAAATTCACATACAAGGTGCCAATTGTACTCACAGACGCAGATTTTCCCTCTAAGATCACAGGCAATGCTCCAAAAGAAGGAGTAGGTAAGATCGGTGACTATGCAGTTGTATTTCGAACTGTAGAAGGTGACACTTCATTTGGTGCAGAAGAAGAATATGCTAGAATATATTATAAGAGTCCTGGTGCTCCGGCGTCTAACGGCGATGTAGCTGCAGTCGATGCAGGTGAATGGGTCCTTGTTGGATCCAACGAATGGCAGTCTAGCTGGCCTACAGTTAGCGGCTCACCAGTTAATACTTCTGTGACTTACGATTTTTATGTAAACGGCAGTTTAATCAGTGGCACAGGAACCACTACAGCAGTGGCCTCGGCTATCAACAGCGGCACTATTCAAGGAGTCAGCGCACAGGCCATTAGCGGTAGATTGTACATTTATTCCAATGGTGAAACAAGTTCCACTGACGATTCAACCGGAGCAGATGGCAGAATTATAATAGCGGCCGGAACATCTCCTTTGAGTAATGTTGGATTGACAGCAGGAACATATCTCAATCCTCGTCTAGCACAGCAACCTCACACATCAATACCTACGTTTAAACTTGCAGATAACTCCGGAACAGTAGGCGGAGCAGCCACCGGCAGTGTATGGATTAAAACTACAGAACCTAATAACGGTGCTCGTTGGAGAGCCAAGCGTTGGAGTTCAGCAACACTGTCATGGGTCAGCTATGAAGCACCTATCTATGACACTACTGCAGCAGCACTATACTATCTAGATCGCAGTGGTGGTGGAGCAGGTATTCCAGAAGATGCATTGTTCACACAGGCCAATGCCAAAGAAACATCGGGCTTTGACACAACACCTGCTACAGCTACATTTAGACTATGGCGTAGAAACACAGCAATTAGTGCAGCTACTAGTATCACTAGCAACATTATCAAAGCTGGTACGCTAGGATCTTCGGGTACTAAAACATTTACCATTAGTGAATCACTAAAAACCACACTTGCTCTAGACACTGCGAAAACAATAACATTCACAGCAGTCAATACCAGCGCAGATGCAGAACTAATGGCAGCGGCTATCAATGCAGCTGGCTTTACCAACATTGTGGCTTCTGTTACAGAAGTCAGCCTAACATCTAACAGACTGATTATCAGTCACATACTGGGTGGAGATTTTAGACTAGTAGATACTGGCGGTACACCAATAGCCAGCACTTTCACTGCCTACAACATAGATACACTAGCAGGTACAGAAAACTTCTACGCAGCAGAAACTGCTACCGGAGGCTATCTAGCTTCTGGATGGAAACCACTAGCAGCTTCGGATCCAAGATTCGCTGCCTCCGGTGATGCTCCAGTGAACGAACCACAAGACGGGCAGTTATGGTACAATCCTAATTTCTCAGAAGTGGATCTAATGGTACACAACGGAAACACATGGGTTGGCTATCGTCAGCTGACAGCACCTTACTATGAAGCAGCTACAGCAACATTGAGAAATGGATATCTACCTATCGTAGCTGCTTCTAATCCCTACAAGCAAGGGACTACAGCCAATGGTGATATATGGATCAGCACAGCAGATCTAGAAAACTTTCCAACCATTTACAGATACAATACCAACTTGAGTGATATACCTGATCTTGCACAGCGTTGGGAACTAGTGGACAAAGCAGATCAAACCACAGAAGAAGGTGTGTTGTTTGCAGATGCACGTTGGAATACCGCAGGTACTTCAACAGTGGCCAGCACCATAGAAGATCTAATTACTAACAGTTTCTTAGACCCAGATGCACCGGATCCAGCACTGTATCCAAAAGGCATGCTGCTATGGAATCTGCGTCGCAGTGGTGGTAACGTTAAACAGTATCAAAACAGCTATATCGATACTACTGCTGATAATCCAAGAACCGGAACATCTACTCTAACAGGCGGCGCATTCCAAAGCGGTGAAAGTATGGAAAACTATGCCACAGACCGTTGGACCACAGCTAGTGGCAACAATGAAGATGGTTCAGGATCATTTGGTCGCAAAGCACAGCGTAAGGTTGTAACACAGGCCTTGAAGAGTGTGGTTGATACCAGTCAAGAAATACGTGACGAAGAACGCCGTAACTTCAATATCATAGCTGCTCCTGGTTATCCAGAGCTGTTGAGCAACCTAGTAAACCTAAACATTGATCGCGGTGTTACTGCGTTTGTGGTAGGTGATACTCCATTGCGATTGGCAGCAGATGCAACATCATTAACTACTTGGGGCTCAAATGCCAACCTAGTCACAGACAACGGTGATGACGGCATTGTTACATATGATGAGTATTGTGCAGTTTATTATCCAAATGGATTTACTACTGATCTCAGCGGTTCTCCTGCAGTGGTTCCAGCCAGCCACATGATGCTGAAAACTATCACACTCAGTGACAATGTCAGCTTTCCATGGTTTGCTCCAGCAGGAACACGCCGAGGCGGAATTACCAATGCCACAGCAGTGGGCTTTATAGATGCTGCTACAGGCGAGTTTCAAACAGTTGCTCTAAATGAAGGGCAGCGTGATACACTGTATGATCTAAAAGTTAACCCAATCCCATTCTTTAACGGAATAGGACTGGTAGCACATGGTCAAAAGACTCGTGCAAGAAATGCTTCAGCACTAGATCGTATCAACGTAGCACGTCTAGTGGTATACCTACGCAGCCAGTTGAACAAACTAGCTCGTCCTTATATATTTGAGCCTAACGATCAAATTACACGTGATGAAATAAAACAAGCTGTAGAAAGTCTATTATTAGAGCTAGTGGGACTAAGAGCACTCTACGACTTTGCGGTTGTTTGCGACGAAAGCAACAACACTCCGTCGAGAATAGATCGAAACGAACTGTACGTTGATATCGCAATTGAACCTGTGAAGGCGATTGAGTTCATTTACATTCCGTTACGTGTCAAGAACACAGGAGAAATTTAAAAATGGCAATTACATCACTGAATAATTTAGGTATTCCAACTACCAACGCAGCTGGCAGCACACAGGTGTTGTTGATGCCTAAATTAAAATATCGCTTTAGAGTTACACTGTTGGGATTTGGTGTTGCCGGATCAACTGAACTAACTAAACAGGTTCAGGACGTAACTAGACCCAAAGTATCATTTGAAGAAATGACTCTAGATGTCTATAACTCCAAGGTCAAGCTGGCTGGAAGATACACACTGGAAAACATCACTCTGACCTTGCGTGATGATGCCAGCGGGCAGGTACAAAAACTTGTAGGACAACAGATCCAGAAACAATACGATTTTGCAGAACAGGCATCTGCACGGTCAGGTATTAATTATAAATTTACAACGAAAATCGAAGTTCTCGACGGCGGCAATGGCGGGTTAGTTAATGCAACTTTAGAAACTTTTGAATTAGTCGGATGTTTTGTACAAAACGTAGATTACGGTGATGCTAATTATTCAACCAACGAACACATGACTGTGGCTATAACTATCGCTTACGATAACTTGTTACAGTTTAACGGAATAGCAGCCTCCGGTAACGTCGAAGGTATAGGCGCAGCAGTAGTTAGGGGAATAGGTAACGCAGTTACTGGTGCCGGTACTCCGTAATAACAGCAAAAACAAAAAGCCTCCTAAGGGGGCTTTTTTTGTGGCATAAATATTTGTATGGCAAATTATTTCACAAGATTTCTAAATGGAGCTGCTCAAGGATTGTTAACCCCAAAAGGTAACATGTCCAATTACAGTCATGCTACCAAGCTGTTTATAGACGGTAACATGAGGCTGGCTCCTCGCACAAAATTTAACTATTATGTAAGATTTGAGATAGATAAGGCAGCTATAAAAGCTCCTGCGTTCAGCAACAAACATCACGAAGAAATTGGCCTATTGGTCAAAACAGCAGAGCTACCAAAATATAATTTCGACAGTGTTGTAAAAAATCAGTACAATAGAAAAAGAATAATATATAAAAATTTTAACTACGAACCGGTGAATATAACCATGCATGATGATGCTACCGGAGTCGTGAGTGCTATGTGGGCAGTTTATTACGGGTACTATATTGCTGACAGACAATTGCCTGCTGCTGCATTTGAAGGCGGTCTGAAATACCGTCCAACCAATACCGGTAAAGATAATTTTCGTTACGGCATGGATAATAATGTATCAACAGGCTTCTTTAAATCTGTTAGCATTTATACCATGGCACGTAGAAGATTTTTAGGTTATACATTAATTAATCCAAGGATTAAATCTTGGAGTCATGGCAATATGGATTATGCTGCTAGTGAATTTGCAGAAAGCACCATGTCCTTGGAATATGAATCGGTCAAATATTCAGCAGGTCAGGTGTCCTATGGTAGTCCTAAGGGATTTGCCACACTGCACTATGATTCTGTGCCAAGTCCTTTATCTGTAGCAGGTGGCGGTGTGGCAACATTGACCGGAGAAGGCGGAGTCTTAGACGGTCTAGAACAGATATTTGGCAACCTTGGATCCGGTGCAGTATTCGATAGTCCTGGTGGATTCTTAAGCACTGCTATAGCCAGCATCAACACCTATAAAAATATTAAATCATTGACCCCGGCACAGTTAAAATCAGAAGCCATTAATATACTCAGTGATCCAGGAAATATATCTTCAGCTATTAGCACTGTCGGCGGAGTAGTAGGAGCTGTGTTTCCAAGAAGTGCAACGCAGGCCCCCGCTACCACTGCCACTCAAAGATCACTAGTAGGAGATTTCCCTCCGGGACCTGGGGACGTAGCATAATATGGCGACTAATCTCCCAGCATTTGAAATACAAGACAGTGCCGCAGGCACAAAACTGTATTTCGACACCTACGGCGAAGCTGCATTAGAGTTTCCAGCCAATGACGTTACGGTCGCTGTGAGTTTTTTCACTGCTGCCGGATTTGACACAGACGCAGCAGCCACAGTGGCCATGACACTGCTTCGTCAGGCCAAAATTGACGCCACTCCTATCTCGCAGATTCTAGACACATTGAAAGGATTTCCATCTAAATCATTAAGTCAACTGGTAGGAGAGATTTTAAACAACAATCGAGTGCCAACCAGTCTTTTAGGTTTCAGAACTACTGATGTGAAACCAACTGTACAATCAAGAAACATAGCTGCATAATGGGAAAATTTGCACAGGGTAAATTTGAAATGAAAAACCCTGCCAAATATGTAGGATTAAAGACTCCATTGGCTCGCAGCAGCTGGGAATTTGTGTTTATGAGAATGTTAGATGAGCATCCCGGAGTACAGAACTGGGCCAGCGAAAGTATCAAGATACCTTACAGGGATCCCCTTACTGGTCGCAGTACCATATACGTACCTGATTTCTTTGTGGTGTATCAAGACAAAAATGGCTCTAAACATGCAGAAGTTGTAGAGGTTAAACCTTCTAATCATACCTTCAGAGAAGCTGTAGGCAAGAGTCAATACAATCAACAGCAGTATGTGAAAAACATGGCCAAATGGGAAGCTGCCAATGCTTGGTGTAAGCAGCAGAACATAAAATTTCGTGTGATTAACGAAACAGATATTTTCCATCAAGGCACAAAACGAAGATAAGTACGATATGACCAAAAGACTTGAAGAATTGTTAAATCTCGAAGCCACAGAGAACACAGTAGAAGTTCCGATTGAAGTGCCCACGCATGAACAGGTACAGAGCCTAGATGATAGTTACAATAGAGTTGTAGAAATTACTCGAGGACTACCCCAGATCAAAGAGCTAGACGAACTAGACGATCGAGAGCTAGATGAGCTGGCCAAAAAAGCAGAAGCTGCCTATGACGATCTAATGGACCTAGGCATGAACGTAGAAGTGCGTTATGCAGGGCGCATATTTGAGGTTGCGGCCAGCATGATGGGCAATGCTATCACTGCTAAAACCAACAAGATAGATAAAAAACTTAAGAGCGTAGATCTACAGCTGAAGAAGCTGAAAATAGACAATGACGCAGGCAATGAACAAGACGGAGTAATCAACGGTGCAGCATACGTGATCACAGACCGCAATGAGCTACTGAAAAAATTAAGCGGAAAAGCATAAATACAAGTATGAAAACTTTTAAAGAATATCTCACTGAAAACAAAAAAATCTACAGCTTCAAGGTCAAAGTTGCTGGCGAAATTCCTGAGAATTTTCAGGAAAGTCTCAAGACCAAACTAGAACGCTGCAAGGTAGTGACCTTTGAAAAGCTGAGCACAACCCCTATACAAAAGTTTCCGTTAGATTTTCCGGACAAGTCCAACATGGAAGTCACGGTATTCGAAGTGATTACAGAATACCCAGTAACTCCTCCGGAAATCGCAGATATGATCAAAGGGACTGGTGTTAACGAAGACTGTGTTCGTGTACGCGGCAGCGGTGAACCAACAGAAATAGATCAACTGATCATGGATAACGAGCCTACAGGAGATGCACTGTTAGATGAACAGGATATGGAAAAAGGCACAGGTAAAATCAAACACAAAGACTATTTTGGTGATGATTTCAATAAGAGTTTCTTAAAAGATTTAAACAAAGCTGCCAAAGATCGCAAGAAGGATGGCATCAACGTAGAATATAAACTGCCCAAGGGCAAACAAGATAAAGCAGGTGCTCGAAGCGCCTTAGGGAGTTAATACATGGATTTCAATCAATTAATGGCACGCATGCGTGAACTGGATCAACCTACTAATGAAGGAGGTTGTGGCATGGATGCACCAATGGCACCACCTATGTCTTCGCCAATGGGCATGACTCCGTCAAAGCCAGATACACCGCCACCTACAATGAGCATAAATCTAAATGCTCAGGGCATGGACAACATTGAGTCATTAATGAAACTGGTTACCAAGGTGAATCCAAGCATGGATAAACCAGCGATGTCCACAATGATGCCACCAAGTATCAGTATTGAGCCTATGGACAAACCCGCAGGCATGCCTCCACTAGGTGGGCTAGGCGACCTAGACAAAGGGCCTTTAAAAATGTTGCCAGATCTAGACTCAGACAACGATGATATGCCAGGCGGAGAAATGGACAAAGATGAACCAAGTGATGATATTCCCAAGGGTCTTGATCAAGATGACGATGGCGATCACGACATGGATGATCACGACGCAGAGAAAAAAGACAAAGATGAAGCGTTCGGCAACAGCGTAGGTGGTAGTGAGCCAGACTACAACACCATTGCTGATGTGATGAACAAAGGTGATGATCTAAACAGACCAAAGAAAAGTTTCAGTGGCAAGCCATATCGTGGTGACAATCCTATGGCAGCTGGCGCTTATGAAAGCAAAGAACAACTACGTGCTGGTATACGTGCAGAACTTATGCAACGTTTGGCAGAAGCTAAAGGAGCGAAATAATGTCAGGATTTAAAATTTCAACTGAGTCACTAAGACCAGAATTTTACCAAGTTGTAATTACGATAGGTGGCGGAGCAGGTGTATATCCTACAGCAGACGGCAATGACAACGGTGCGGTATGCCCACAAGACCACAGTGCATTTACTACCAAGCCAACTACATTAGCAATCGGTCGCCGTGTGGCACGAGGACACCAACGTTTCTTGGCCATTATTGAAAATCTACAAAAATACGCGGATGCACAGATTCAAGACGTGCAGTTTACTAGTGGCGGTGCAACCGATGCAGCCAATCAACCAACAGCAGTAACATTCACAGTGAGATATGATCGTGCAGGTGCAGCGGCTGCAAGCACAACAGAGGGCGTATTAGGTGGGACAAGAGCAGAAATTGGAACACCGTTTCAATTTACTGCAACCACAGATGGAACAATCACCGTGGACACAACTGCCAAGGCTCTACGCTATCAAATTGGGCAGGCTATTGGCAGAACCAACCATGTTAAGAGTATGAGAGTATACGATGGTACGCAAGGTGCTGAGATCCAAGAATCATTAACTGTTACACTTCCTGATACACTTGCAGACATTTACAAAGACGTGGCTGTGACACTGGTTGATGCAGCAGAAACTATTGATAGTTAATATAAACCAACAAACCAAATAGGCTCTCCGGAGCCTATTTTTTTCATTAAATAAACATATGTCAAAATCCTTAGACGGCGTACTAATCAAGAAAGCTCACGCTCAGACCAAATACACAATGGATGAGGTCAAGCATCTTGAAGCCTGCTTAGATCCTGTTACAGGACCTTTGTATTTCTGCACCAATTTTTTAAAGATACAGCATCCAACTCGTGGCGCTATTAATTTTGAACCCTACGAATATCAAGAAAGATTGATAAAAAGTATACACACCAATAGACAGTGTATAGCCATGCTGCCTCGCCAGATGGGCAAGACCACCTGTGCCACTGGTTATCTGTTATGGTATACCATGTTTATACCAGACTGTCAGGTATTGATAGCTGCACACAAATATGAAGGTGCCAAAGACATCATGGATAGATATCGATTTGGCTACGAAAATCTACCGGACTTTATTCGTGCAGGAGTCTATTCATATAACAGAAACACCATCGAGTATGACAATGGTGCAAGAATACAGGCCACTACTACCACAGAAAACACAGGCCGTGGTAAATCTCTTTCTCTAATATACTGTGATGAGTTTGCGTTTGTGCAGCCACCTGAAAAAGCCAAAGAGTTCTGGACTGCATTGAGCCCTACACTGGCCACTGGTGGTAAGTGTATAATTACATCAACACCTAACTCAGACGAAGATCAGTTTGCGTTAATCTGGGCCGAAGCCAACAAGCGTTTCGACGAATTTGGCAACGAAGCTGAAGTAGGACAAAACGGATTTGCTTCATATACAGCTCATTGGTCAGAGCACCCAGATCGAGATGATGCCTGGGCCAACCAAGAAAGATCTAAAATTGGTGAAGAACGTTTCCGTCGTGAGTTTGAATGTGAGTTCTTGATCTTTGATGAGACTCTGATTAACTCGGTGAAACTGGTTGAGCTTGCAGGGTCGGATCCTGTAATGACCATGGGGCAAACACGCTGGTACAAGGACATAGACTATAAGGCCACGTATCTAGTAGCTCTAGATCCCAGCCTAGGCACTGGTGGAGACTATGGCGCCATACAGGTCTACGAAATGCCTACAATGACTCAAGTAGCAGAATGGCATCACAATCAAACTCCGGTACAGCAGCAGGTCAAACACATGAGAGAAATATTGAGATACATACACAATCGCGGAGAAGAACAGGGCGGCGTTCCGCAGATCTACTACTCAGTGGAAAACAACAGTCTCGGTGAAGCTGCGTTGATAGTGATCAATGACATAGGCGAAGAAAACTTCCACGGACTGTTTCTCAGTGAACCTATACGCAAAGGCCACATACGCAAGTTCCGCAAAGGTTTCAACACTACACATCGTTCAAAGATCACTGCCTGCAGCCAGTTGAAAAATCTCATCGAAACTAATAAAATGAGCCTAAAATCAAAACCTCTGATCTCAGAACTCAAGACCTTTGTGGCCACCGGATTGGGGTTCAAGGCCAAAAGCGGTGAACACGACGATCTTGTATCCAGCACACTGTTAATCATACGCATGGCAGACGTGCTGGCTGACTGGGATCCGCAGATCTACGATAAAATGACTGAAAAAGTCTCCGAAGAATCTATGC